GCTTGCCCCTACACTTGCGCCTACGCTTGCCCCTACGCTCGCCCCAACTCTTCAGCCTACGCTTGCCCCAACACTTGAGCCTACGCTCGCCCCTACGCTTGCCCCAACTCTTCAGCCTACCCTTCAGCCTACCCTTCAGCCTACCCTTCAGCCTACCCTTCAGCCTACCCTTCAGCCTACTCTTCAGCCTACTCTTCAGCCTACGCTCGCCCCAACGGTAACTCCAACGGTAACTCCAACGGTAACTCCAACGGTAACTCCAACGGTAACTCCAACGGTAACTCCAACGGTAACTCCAACGGTAGCCCCAACGGTAGCCCCAACTGTTAAACCCACAGTTAAACCTACAGTTAAACCTACACGAGCCCCATCGCCTTATGCGTATACAGGCATCCCAGCAGCTTCAACCCAACAAAATGTACCGCAGCTTGCTAATGTGTTTTACTATGGGAAAGAATTTGGGTCTAAGAAGCAAAAGTTAAAAGACGGAGAATTGCAAGAAGAGATTTATAAACCCTTAAGCGTTACCCAAGCTGGAGCAGAGCCAGATCAATTGCTTGAAAGCCTTGCAGAAAACAAAGAGAAAAGCGAAAATGCTAAGACTTCAGATGTAAATGATTACATCCAACAAATTATGGGTACATCAAGTACCCCCACAACCACAGATGAAATCCTCCGAATTTTAGGAAAGGGATGATATGTCGAACGAGCTTACCCAATTTGATGCATCTAGTTACAACCCCGGAGATTTTAGTACTGGAGTACAAAGTGGCGCAACCGATTGGAACGTAAATGACCTATGGACAGGCGCAAAAAACTTACTTAGTGGCACTAGCAGTCTGGGCACAGCAGGTCAAATTGCTGGGCTTTACGGTATAAGTTCTTTGTTGGGCAGTGGTTCATCTAGTTCTCCTGCTGGGTATAAGTATGGCATTCCTACTTATACAGCTAATCGGCAAATGCTACCTATACCTACAAATACTTTAGCAAATCCTGCTACTTCAAACGCTGGTGTAACCCCTAGGCGTCCGGGGTCTGGAGGTATTACTTACTTCTCTCCTATGCAATACACGCAGCAAGGTGCTGCTCCCGCACTTAATAGCGCCCCCGATCCAAATACGGGGTTATACACTTTGCTTTCAAACATTTCCAGAGAGACTTTAGCCCCAACAGTGGCTCCAACTCCAGCGCCGGGTACAACCTTTGCTCCAACCCAAGCCCCAACAATAGCCCCAACTACCGCCGTCATGGTTGCCCCAACTAGAGCCCCAACGGTAGCCCCAACAGTAGCCCCAACAGTAGCTCCAGTTGGTTCCCTAGTTTCCCAAGGATACGCAAAGGCTGTAGCTCCCGGCGGTGTTGGGCTATCTCAATACTATAAAAATATTAAAACTTATTTAAGTACATATCCCACCCCCCAACAATTAATGGAGGATATGGCTAGATATGGTATATCCCAAGCTGATATTGACGTAGCTAAAAACTATGCCGAAGGCGGTAGCGTGCGTATGGCTTCTGGGGGTATTTCTAACCTAGGGGCGTATTCAGATGGTGGGCAGCTTTTGCGTGGCCCCGGCGATGGGGTGTCCGATGATATTCCTGCCACAATCGGGGAATCGCAAAAAGCCAAGTTAGCTGATGGGGAGTTTGTGCTCCCAGCTAGAATTGTCTCTGAAATTGGCAATGGCTCATCCGAAGCTGGCGCACGAAAACTGTACGCTATGATGGATCGAATTAAGCAGGCTAGGAGTGCAACAAACAATATTGCAGCCAACACCAATGTAGATAAGTACCTTCCCACATAAGGACTAAAAATGGCAACCGCTCTTACTAATACTGCCGGAACTTCGGCCTCTTCTCTCCCTGCTGCGGGGGGCACATCTTCCTCTACCTTATCTGAATGGGCGGGGCCATACGTAACAAGTATGCTTGGTAAAGCATCGGCTTTAGCTGACCAACCATATCAAACCTATCAAGGCGCACAGGTTGCAGGCGCTTCTGATTTACAAAACAAAGTTTTTGGCGGGCTTGGTGGGTTAGATTTTCCTAGTAATCTTGGGCAAAGTTTTAGTTCTGCTGGGGCGTATCAATTGCCGCAATACGGAGCTAACGGGTCAATTACGGGTGGTAAAGGGGGAACTGGTATTGCTGGGCAATACATGAACCCGTACTTGCAATCTGTATTAAACCCACAGCTAGATGAGCTACGCCGACAGTCTCAAATTACCCAAAACCAAAACGCTGGAAAAATGGCTAGTGCAGGCGCGTTTGGTGGTGGTCGTCAAGCTATTATGGATTCCGAAACCCAACGTAACTTGATGCAAGAGCAAAACAAAACTGTCGGCCAAGGCTACGCTAATGCCTACGATAAAGCTATGGGTCAGTTCAATACAGAGCAAGGCCAAGCAAAAACACTAGCCGATATGATGACGCAACAAGGGCAAGAGCAACGCGGTATTGAGCAACAAGGTCTTACTTCTGACTATAACGAGTTCTTAGCGCAACGTGATTACCCGCAAAAACAAATACAGTTCCAACAGTCTTTGCTCCAAGGGCTGCCCATTTCCACAGTTAGCAACCAACCTTTGCCCCAGTCAACCCTTGGACAACTAACTTCTACTGTTGGTGGGCTTGGGCAGTTGACTGATGCGCTAGCAAAACTTGGAATTACATTAGGGTAGGAGTCAATAATGAATCTAATCAAAACCCAAGAGCAGCTTAATATGCTGCCCCCTACTCCGCAGTCAATCCAGTTGTTGTCCGCTGCGGCTAAAGGCATGAATCTTAATATCCCGCCATATATGGCACTCATACGGTTGAACGAAATCAATCGAAATATTAAAGAACGTGGAATACCTAAAAACCCCCCAACAGAACCCCTGAACGCTTCGTTGCCTAAAGAAATTGCTCAGCAGCTAATGGCGGGCACAATGGGTATGCCACAACAAGGTATGCCACAACAAGGTATGCCCCAACAAGGTATGCCAGCCCAGCCACAACAAGGTATGCCCCAACAAGGTATGCCTCCACAAGCTCCCCCTGAAGGACAACCGGTTTCCGCCGCAGATGGTGGGTTGATGAATTTACCCGTTGATTCCAGCAACTTTGAGTACGGCTCGGGTGGAATTGTGGCGTTTGCTGGAAACGGGCCGAGCCAAGTTTCTGATCCCAATGCGGATGAAGAAGATGGTGATAACGCAGGTGATGACACAAATGATGACACAGGTGGTAGCGCAGAAGGTTCCGGTATTGATACAGCTAGTGAGTTTGAAGCTTTAAAGGCTCAAATACAAGCGCAGCAAGGAAAAAAACTTCCTACGGTTGACAATCGTGCAGCCATACTAAAACGCCTAACAGGTGAAGGTGGTAGAGATTACGGGGTTGATACAACCGCCCCAATTGGCGCGGACTATCTTAAAGGTTTAGAAGCGCAACGAAAAGCAAACGCTGCTGAATCAGACACGCAACGTGAAGAAAATAAAAGGTTAGCAAAATCGGCTTTTTTTAAATCGTTGATTGATGCTGGAGAAGGCACTCGCGGGCAAACCGGTATTGGTGGTTTGTTTGGTGGGTTTGGCGCTTCATGGAGTAAAGCTGCTGCTGAAGATATTGCCCGTGAGCAAGGGCTGCGTGGTGACGCACTTAAAGAACAAGTGATGCTCAATGAAGCAAAGTACAAAGTTCAAGAGCTACGACGCGCACAGTTGAATGGCGATGTAGTAGCAGAGCAAAAAGCCCAAGTAGATTTAGCTAAAATTGCTAAGGACAACAACGTATCCTTAAACACCTTACTCGGTAAAATGGCTACAGGTATCCTCGGTGTTGCTGGGCGTAAAGAGTCGGCTAAAGGTGCAGTGGAAGCTGCTGCGGAACGTAACAAACGACCATTTGCACCTAAATCACCACCAAGACTTACCGACCAAAGTGAAGCAATGCGGATAATGACTTCTGGAACCGACGAAGAAAAAGCAGCTTTAGCAAAAGTGTATGGCCTTAGACAAGCCCCACAGATGGCAGCGGTTGGTGAAAAAGCTAGCGAAGAGGAAGATAAAGCTTGGAGTTCCCATAAGCTGATGGATAAGACAGCACGCAAGCTTTCGCAGTCTACAGAACCTGAAGATCAAGCAGCGTTAGCAAAACTAGAAGACGATTATCGTAAGAGGTTTAGGGCTACTAGAGATAAATCAGGTATAGCTACCCCTCCCCCTGTGGCTCCTGCGGCTCCTGCGGCTCCTGCGGCGGCTTCAACTACCCCTCCTGCTAGTATGTTAAAAGAAGGTGTAATCACTGAGTTTAGAGGCAAGGGGAAGTGGACTCTTAAAAACGGCCAGCCAACAAAAGTAAATTAATATGGCGCAAACTGATTGGGAAGTTGTTTCCGAAACCCCAGCTAGTGCAGCCGTAAACACTGGCTGGGAAGTTGTTTCTGAAACCCCTGCTGCACAAACTCGGTGGACAGGGACAACTTTACCCCCTCAAAAACTACAGCAGTTACAAGCTAGCGCTAACGCGGGAGATGCTACCGCCAAAGATGTACTGCGTGCATACAACGCTGCTAGCTGGGAAGTTGTATCGGAAACCCCTGTAGCCCAAGCTGCACCCCCAGCGCCCCAAGCTGCACCCCCAGCGCCCCAAGCTGCACCCCCAGCGCCCGTGCCAAAACCGGCATCTCCATCTATGCTGGATAGCGTCGGTAATGTAATGAACACCGTACGGGATTGGGCGACTGGGGTTCCTATAAATGTTGGGGATGTAGGTAAGTCAGTGTTAGAGGGCAAAAAAATGCCCGAGGCTCCGTACAACGAAGAGGAACTAAACCGCCTGTCTAACCGTAAGTATGCTGAGCAACAAAACAAAATCCAAACTGCCCCAAACATGACTCAAGGCATTAGGGTCGTCCCTTCTGCTGCCACAATTTCTGGTGAAAAAATGCAGGGCGCTAGCTTTCCTGCTCGTGTTACGGCGAAAGCTTTAGTAGGTGGTGAAAAAGGTATAGCAGGGCTTTATCGTCTTGCGGGGGATGTAACAGGAAACGAAACTTTTCAAGAAATTGGCCGGGGCGCGGGATTAAATGCAGAAGAGCGCGAAGCAGCAATGGGGCCAGCTAGGACTGGTGGTGTTGAAGGTTTTGGGCCTAAGAGTGTTGTACCTACGCTAACTAACTACTTAACTAGCCAAGGCGAATCGGCTGCGTCCGGTGCAGCACAAATATTAGCTCTTTCCGCATTTGGCCCCGAAGCTGCTGCTCCTTTGTTTGGGGTAATGATTGGTTCCCAACAGTATTCAAAAGCAAGAGAGCAAGGTAAAACACCGCTTGAAGCATTTGGAAATGCCGTCCCCTCTGGCGCGTTTGCGTTAGTAAGCAACAAACTTATTGGGCTTGACAAAGTTGGTAACTCTATAAAAACACTTTTAGATCAAAACGCATCTATCGAACTTAAAAAACTTGCGGGCAATCAATTATTGCAAGCGGGTGTAAGGGAAGTCCCTGTTTCACTGGTTCAATATTCAGGACAAGCAGGTGTTGATTTGCTCCCCGGTATTGGTTTGAATCCAAACCTTACAATGGAAGAGTTCATAGATGGGTTGCGTGATACTGCCATCCAAGCAGGGATGATGGGTGTTGGACTCCGTGGAGCAGGGAAAGCAGCGGGCAAAATACTTGATTTGACCAAACCTATAGCTGACCCTAGCAAAATAATTAAGCTTTCAGAAGAACCTGCCGCTCCTGCCGCTCCTGCCGCTCCTGCCGCTCCTGCTGCTCCTGCTGCTCCTGCTGCTCCTGCCGCTCCTGCTCCCGTGCAAAGAGTAGAACCAAAACTCACACGGAAAAAATTACCTGCCTCTAAAGGTGCTGAACCTGTACTTACACCGGAAGCCCAAATTGCCCCAGTACCGGGGAGAGTAGAGCCTAACCTTGAAGAAGTACAACCGCCAGCCGAAGCTGCGCCAACAGAAGGAAGAGTAGAACCTAAGCTTACCGACGAAGCGTTAACTACTACTGCGCTAATACCTACGGTTGATGCTAACTTTGCGGCGCTTGTAGCGGACTTCCGCAAAAAAGGTTACATGACTGATGATGCCGAACGCCTTGCACGGGTGGCATTTGAAGAACAAGCTGACCCTCAACGTGTTGAGCAACTTAGAATCGACATGGTTTCTGCTGGGGAAAACCCACAGACAGCCCACAACAAAGCAGTTGAACAAGCTGTGCAGGAAGCCCTAGATGCAAAACAAGCAGACCAACAAGGAGCGACAAATGTTGCAAGACCTGTCCCAGATACAACTGGAGTCGGCGATGAAAGTGCTGTACAACCCCTACCCGATGCTGCCACCACCGAAGGACTTGGAGCACCTAAACGAGATGGAGTGGTTTCTACTGAGCAGGATGTTGGAGAGCTTGCTGAAGGAAAAGGAAAGCCAGCCCCTGCAATAGTCCCACCACCTCCACCGCCGCCTCCCCGTGCAAAAGTGGAAAGAACTCAAGAAGAAACTGATGCAATAAACGCGCTTGACGCAACCCGAAATACAGAAACCAAAGGAAAACCAAGTGGCATTAAAACCGTTGAAACCGTCGAAGCAAAAGCGCAAGAACAAAAAGCACCAGCAGCCGGAGTAAGCAAACGTGGTCGGCCAAAGGCTGAACTTACGGAAGAAGAAAAGGCACAGAAAGCTGACGAGCGTAAGACCGCTAGACGTGAGTACATGAAGGGTGAGCGCACTCTACCCAAAGTCTTAGGCAAACTTGACAAAGCTAACGAAGACATCAAGCCCGAAGATGTTGAAAGTGAAGCCGACGTAATCAATCAGTCGCGTGAAAAGCAAGGTGACAAACGTGATGCTATCAATGATCTGCTTGATCTTGAGGCTAAACATCGTGGTACTGAGTTAGGCAAACGCATCAAAGAAGTACTTAACGATACTTCCCGCATCTCTAAAAAAGAGCTTGATGACATTATCAAGGGCCGTAAAGTCAAAGCGCAAGAACGCGCCTCTAAAAGCAATGCTGGTAATGTAGAAGCTGAAGCGCCAAACGAAGGGTTTAAAAAGGATACCAATGCTAGCCAAGCTCTTAAACGCATCATAGATACCGGTACCCCATTCCAAGCTTTCTTGGCTAAACGTTTGCTGCCCTTTGTAATGAATACCAAGTTTATAGTGGTAGAAGAAAGCGAGCCGTTACCTGAGCAACTGGAGCGGCACAAAGAAGCTTGGGGCGAAGATGAAAACCGTTCTCGTGGTGTTTACATAGAGAACAGAGCTACTGGTGAAAAAACTATCTATGTGCGCGGTTCAAGTGGCGGTGAGTACCAAGGCATAAACCCCACGGTTGTTGCGCATGAAGTGCTTCATGCAGCGTTACAGCAAAAACTCTCTCTTGCTAAATTAGCTTTTGACAGGGGCTTTTCTGGCGATGCAAAACTGACCCGTGCGTATACCGATCTGGTCAAGGTAATGAAAAATGCGGAAGCAGAGTACAACCGACTAGAAAGCGAAGGCAAATTACCAGAAGGTATAGTTGACTTAAAAAATAAGTCGGAGGCATTCTCTAACCCGCATGAGTTCATATCCTACGGTATGACTGACCCTGCTTTCCAAAAATTCCTGATGGGTGCTGAAGGGATGAAGGAAAAAGGTGAGTTCGTAGGGGAAAAACTGATTCAGCCGTTGTCCTCGCTTTACAACAAGTTTGTAAACACAATGCGCGAACTACTCGGCATGACACCTGACAAGTTCAATGCGTTGTCTGATCTGATTGCAGTTACTGACAAAGTGCTATCTTCTAGGCTGACCCCTGACATGCAGATGGTTGCTAAGTCGGAGCGCAAGCTAGCTAGTGAAGCAGCTAAGGGTAAAGAAGAAGTCGCTTTGGAAGCTAAGAAAGCCTCCAAAAAAATTACCGCTATTCAGCGCAAAATACAAAAAAGCAAAGATGCGCAGGAAACTATAGATGGTATTGACTCTCTCATTGGGATGCGTGACCCTAGAGTTTTCTTAGACACACTCAAAGCTATTTGGAGTGGGCTCAATGTTAAAAAACTACAAGCCCTGTTACCTGCTATACAAACTAATGTACTAGCAGAGTGGGGCAAAAATCTTGGCATAACTAACATGGATAGGGCTACTCGTCTTATGGATGACATGGATTCCATGCGCTCCAAAATGTTAAGCGGTGCCGCTAATGTTGTAGAAAAATGGCTTGAAATAAATTCGGGTATGTACGGTAAGTACATCAAAGGTAAGCGAAACGAGCTAATTGATTTGTCTGCTGTAATGCACTACAGCACGGATAAAGGCATAGACCCGTCTAACAATACAAAAGACCCCGTACTTAACAAGATGTGGAATGGCCTTAGCGATACCGCTAAGGAAGTGTACGCAGAAGTGCGTGATTTTTATAAATCTAACTATGATTTATATCGCACTTTATTAAACGAGCGCATTAATAACCTAAAGATTCCCGGTGACCCAAACAATCCTGATACACCTAAAGGGCAGTTGATGGTAGAGATCAAGAAGATGTACGAGGCAGGTAAAAAGCTTGCTCCGTATTTCCCACTGATGCGCTATGGCGATTACTGGTTGCGCATAGGTTCTGGCAAGAAAAAAGAGTTCTACATGTTTGAAAGCGTGGTCGATAGAGAACTCTTTATGCGTAAGCAGGTGCGTCAATTAAACGCAGAGGGCGACGCTCGCACTTTAGACCAGATGAAAGGTGACGAAGATATCGAAACCGGTAATGACTTAACCGCACTGCGCAACAAAAGCATTGATAACAACTCGGCCCCGCTACTCAAAGAAATTTTTGAGTTAATTGGGAATAGCCTAGAGAACGTAGAAGCAGAAAAACTGAAGGACCAAATCTATCAGTTGTACTTGCAGACAATGCCTGAGCAGAGTTTCCGTCGGCAGTTTATTCACCGCAAAGGTACGGCTGGTTTTTCAGGGGATGCTCTGCGCAACTTTATCACCTCGTCCACAAACATGGCAAGCCAGCTTGCTCGGTTGAAGTACAGCCAGCCGCTGTTGCTTGCAATAGATTCTGCTAAAGAAGGGCTTAAAGGCAACCCAGAAAAAGATAAGCTAGTAATGCTAGTAGATGAACTTGGAAAACGTGTCGAGCTAGATATCGCTCCACCCCCAATAGATTCTATGGCCCGTGGTGTAGCAAACTTTGCAAACAAGTCGGCGTTTCTATACTTTATGACTTCGGTAAAAACCGCAGTTGTACAGGCAGCTTCTTTACCGGTCATGGGACTGCCCGTGCTGTTGTCTCGTCATAGCGCCCCCAGTGTGTTTCTCGAAATGGGCAAAATGATGACGGTATATAACGATGTCGGCGTCAGAGATAAAGATGGCAAGTTCTCTATGCCGACGCTCTTAAATTCTAGTAGAGTTAAGCTTAATCCAGAAGAGCAGCGGGCTGGTGAAGCCATGATAGATAGGGGTATTAGCGAAGTCACAATGACTTATGACCTAATGGACCGCCGTAGTACTCCAACTGCAAAGTATTCCGGTGCGTGGAGGACTGCAACTAACATGATGGGCGCACTATTTCATCACGTAGAGCGCTTGAACCGCGAAGTTATGTTTATGACTTCCTTCCGTTTAAGTCGCAAAGAGGGTATGTCTTTTGATGACGCAGTAGAGCAAGCAGTCAAAGATACCCACGACTCGCTCGGCAACTTCAAAGAAAGCAATCGTGGTCGAATTATGCGTGGCCCGCTTGGTCGTACCCTGTTGCAATTTAAATCATACCCAACCTTTGTAACCACTTACTTTACACGTAATGCTTACCGCATGATGGCTGGTATGGATAGCGCGGCTAAAAAAGAAGCGGCTATACAGTTCTTTGGTTCTTTAGCTATGTCTGGATTAATAGCTGGTTACGTTGGCATACCGGGTATCAGTGCTGCTATGGGCGCTGTACAGGGAATTATCAACCAAATGCGGGATGAAGATGACGATGACCCATTAGAAGAACGCGATCTAGAAACATATTTCCGCAATGTAGTTATACCTCGTATGTTTGGTGAGGCCCAGATTGGGGGCTATAAGATTTCGGAATTACTGGATGCTGGTGTGTTAGATACGCTTACTGGGTACAACATGTCTAACAGCTTGTCTATGAACAACATGTGGTTCCCAGACCAAAAAGAACAAGCTACCGAGGTAGCCACTGCGCAGCAATACGCGCTATCTATGGCTGGCCCATTTGCTAGTTTGATGCTTAATCAAATACCGTCGGCAATAGATTCGTTCAAGCAGGGTAAAACATTACAGGGTATAGAGAAACTTTTACCCGCTGTGTTACGCGCTCCAGTAACTGCATATAGGTATAGCCAAGAAGGTGTTCGTACCAGTACAGGAGCAGTGATTAAAGAACCTGAAGAATTTACTAAAGCGCAATTGATCGCACAAGGACTCGGCGCACGCACTACGGGGCTTGCTTCCCAGCAAGAAGCTCTATTTAAAGCTAATGCGCTTAAAGCTAAGGTCATACAGGAAAAAGGGGAGTTGATTAAACGGTTAGATAGAGAGGCCGAATTGGGTAGCGACAAAGCAGTAGATGATGCTATTGGAAACGTGCTTAAATTTAACTACCGCAATCCTGCAAACGGAGTCAATACAGACGACCTACCCAATATGCTGCAAAAGCGTTTAGAACAGCGGCTTAAATCTTACCGTGGGTTTCCAATTGAAGAAAAGTTCTATCCTGCTTTGGCTGATCTGCTTGATGTGCCGATTGGAAAACTGGAACGCGAAGCGGCGAAGGAATGAAAAAACCCCCGGTGGTAAGCCGGGAGTAAAAGGAGAACACATGACAGTCGGCAACTGCTTACCAACAGTTTAGTTTAGCTCATAGTCTCCACACTCGCAAACCTTTTATGCCATCCTCAACTATCAACTTTGTTATGATTTTTAGTTTGAGTCGGCGAGCTACTCGGCCAAGTTCTGCTCTTGCTTCCACATGGTCAATGCAGGGTACAAAAAAGGAATACCCCTTGCGGAACTTAGCCCAATTGACGTTATAGCTTACTGTCTCTATCTTCATTTCCACTAGCCTCTATCTGTATAAAGTCAGACTGCGAAGCATCGAACAACAGCGCACGAACCGCAGGGGAAACAACCTTCATCCCTTTAGCCATGCGCTTATTAACAGCGTCTTTAAACATACCGGCATCCTTCAACTGCTTCAGTAGTTCCTTGTAGTTGATTTGACGGTCAACACAAAAGTCTTTAAACGCTTTGGCAGTCACCCATAGCTGCTTTGTATCGGGTTCGTATCGTATGTAGAGTGGGCCTTTGGGCTCCAGAGTTGGCATAGGCAGCATGTTGTTTCTAGCATCGTTCTCACCATTGACCACCAATGCGTTGTTCATGTGGGAGTTGATGTAGTCACCCAGAGAAGCGACTGGGTTAATAGATGGGGGTCGAATGTCCTCCCGCATCTCACCAAGCATACCTTTAAGCCAGCTATATACCTTCCCCATATCATAATCGTGCAGCTTCAAACTTCTAGCAATTAAGCCACCTGCTATGTTGCAGGCTGCAACGGCTGACCAAAACCTTTCCCGTGCGGTGAACTGCACTTCTTTATCCAGCTTTGCCTGTATTTGGCGCACTAAGTCTTTGGCATCTTCAAGGTTGTTTACCAACCACTGAGCATAGATTTCCCCTGCGTGTCCATAGTTCTCCCGCAATTGATGGTCAAACATGTGCTTACCCTCGGCAACATTTATGATGTCTGTGGGCTTAATCTCATACTCTAGCAACCGCATTGATTCACCATCTGGTGAGTCCTTAGCTGCCCCAAGCTTTTGGTAAAAACTAGCGTTAGAAGAAGATAGGGTTATACCTTGCCAACTTGTGTGATTGATTCGCTCTTCATTAACCGAGCCCTTCATTTTGTTCTTACCCCGCCCCTGCGAAATGCTATAAGACAAGTCAGAGAACTCCATCGGACTCGTATTGGTAATCTCGTCAATGGTATTGGGCAGGTTGTTCATTACACCAAGTCGGTGCATCTTTGCGTTAAATGTGTCTTTCCAAATAGAAGCAAGCTTTGTAGGGTGCCCCCACACGCTGTTGCACATAAAGAGTGCTGTCGATTTGCCTGAGCCTGAGCTACTGTGGATGACATTGATGATTGCCCCCGACATGCCGGTAAATTTCAACAAGGGGGAGCCGAATGCGGTGAGGGCTGCAAATGCGTGAGGTTCAAGCCCCGGCTTGGCGTACATGTTAAACACCTGCTTCCATAGCTCAAAGCTGCCATGCTCGTTGAGGTTCTCAGCAACCGTCCTAGTTATGTGCGAAGGCGGGCTATAGAACACCCCATCCTTTGTAATCTCTCGTTCGCCGAGAATGAACTTGCTATCGTTGTCGGCCCAACCAAATTGAGTTCTCATAATTTCTGCTTTCTTTACTACTTGTAAGTTTTTTACCGAAGTCATTATGTAAGTACACATGAGGTCAACCTGTTTGGTAAACAAGCCTACGCCTCTACTTGCTAATGCTTCACGAAGTTTTTCCTTTGATGAAATCACACCTAACGGGATAGAGAATTCCTTCATGCCATCTCGCGGTAGGTGCAATCTAAACAACAGGGTCTCACCGATGTCAGGGTCAGTCAGCCTCTTAATGATGTACAAGTCGTGCTCATACACCAAAGCCGGGTCTGCCTCTTCACCTTCAGCGGGTCTACAGTAGACCCCGCCATTCTTGCCACGGAAAAATGGAAACGGATACTCAGGTACTTGTACAACTTCCACTTCACCGTCGGTTTCAACCTCAAGCTCACCGTCATCGGCTTCTTCAATCTCAACGCCCAATACGATGGGGGACTTTATGTTCCCCTTGTGCTTACATCCATCGCACCCACCGGGGTTCTGCTTCTCAAACGTAGCGCAATGGTGTGGGCCTCCAGTACGTTGTATGTCATCTACTTTATGTTCAGTTTTGTACCTGTCATAGTCAGGATGCTCCGCAGACATTTTGTGTACCGCAGAGTCTCTATCCACGCAAAAGGTTGCTATGGAAAGCGCAGAGCGCCATAAGTTGTAGTCGAGTGTGGCTTGGTTCTCGTAGCAATAAAGAAGTTGGTTACAACCTTCCCCTGCTGCGGACTTCATCATTATTGTTTTAAATCGCTTGATCTTATTCTGTAGCACGGACTCCATCAAAGGACTCATGCTGCGGGGTATAAAGTCAGGCTTCTCTTCTACCGGCTGTGGTTCCGGTGCTCCGAGAATGTCGCGTAATTGGGCATAGGATATACGCTCGCTTACTTCATTAAGTACAGTTACCTCTATAGGTTCATCCTGTTTAAAGTTAAATGTACCGGGTATGCGCAGTACTCGGGATGCTTCAAATACAGAAGGGTCAACAATCAACCCCTGCTCAACGCACAACTCACGAAGGCGGTTAGCAATGGGCTCCCAACTTAGTCGGTCAATGGTTTCTTCTAGCAGCCAATATGCGTGGATGCCGTAACCTGAACTAACCAAAATTGGGCGTGGTAATCCTACTCTAGAACAAAACTTTTTGAATTCGGTAAGACCTGTGGCTTGGTCAATATAACCTTTGATGACGCCCTTATCATCAGGTGCAGCCTTTGTGGGGCCGCAATCAATATCCATCCACAGTGCGCGAAAGTACGTGGCATTTTTGTGTGTACGGTTGTTAAGCGGGCCGAACTTGGCGCACCCAAAATACACATCAAACTTTCCACCTACAAGCGTCTTTGCCTGTTCGTCTACCTCTGCTCTTGTATCATAAAACTTTTGATCCGAATATCGCCCTAACCCTAGTACACAGTACCTACCCTCAGCGGGAAGTACAGCGTCCAATAGGTCAAAAGTGGGCATTGTGTTTCTTTTAGAGACAGCTACGCTGGGGGCGATGCCCCCAAACATTCGCTTGGGTTTATTTGAGCTTTTTAAGCTTGGGCAAAAGTACGGCGATACGCTGGCAATGATTCACGCTGGGGGAGCGAGCTCCCCAAAACCAGTTGTAAACCGTTGTCCGACTTACACCAATTTTTCCAGCTACATAACTGACAGGTATGCCGTACTCAATGCAACGTGAACCAAGGAGAACGCCCCACGAACTAGGGTCTGCCGTTTTATTGGCTTCTACAAGTCGTTGGCTATATCCGTAGCTCATGGATTACTCCTCGTCGCTCCAAGCTTTTACTACCGAGTCAAGGTCTTTTCTAGTGACCGGCACAGCAGGCGCTTTCGATGCCCGCTTCACTGGCTCACCAATAGGGTCTTCGGCTTTAGGCGCAGGGGCTCTAGGGGCTTCCAACTTAGGCGCACGTCCCGATACATCCGCTTGATACGGAGTCATAACTACCATCTTCTGAACTTCCGGTAATGCGGCTACCTTACTAGTTACAGCGTACTGCGCTTTGTTAATGTAACCAGTCGGCGTGAACAGAACGGATTGGTTGTCGTTCTCTTCGTTGAAGCTGATCTGTGTAATAACGTAGTCCAAGCTCTTGCCGTTGTTGCTCAAGTACTTAGAGTAGTTTTCAAACGTATGGGTATTGTCCCCTGCGCTATCACCAAACAAAGACTTAGATGCCAAGTTCATTTGATACACAGAACCTTCTAAAGAAGTATTAAAGTCTTCAACCAAAGTCAGTGCAATGCGGCGGGAATACCGGCAAGCTTTGGAGTTACCTTGGCCCGAACCTTTGATGTTCTGATTGCAACTATCGCAGCGCTCTGCTTGGGGGTTTGTTGAACCTGCATCGGGAGCACGTCCATCGTTAGAGAAGCAGTCAGGCGCAGTCGGCTCGGCATCAGGAGTCCATGCTTGCGCGTAGAAAATACGTCCAACATGGGGGGATGCGTTAACAACAATAGTATCAAGGTCGCCCTTAACTTTACCCATCTCTTCGCCGCCTACCATTTTGCGGAATATGCCGTTCTTAGGGACAATACGTTTAACCCCGCTACGGCCAGCCAATTGCTTCGTAAGCTCACTGACTCCAGCAGTTTGCAAGAAGTCGGGTAACGATTGGTCAAGAATAGTCAAATTACTCATTTAGTTTCACCTTTTAAAAAATCATAAATCTGCTGTGCGCCAGTCAATATGTTGTCTAAGTTATCCATAGCCAACGGTTCCATTTCTTGGTCGGATAACAGTACGTTCTCCGATATCTGCAAAATAAATTGCAACGCACGTACTTTCAATTCTGAATCTGCCATTTCATTTTTCCTTTGCTCGTCTAACTACCACGGTGTATTCGCTTTCGACGTTCATGCCTTTTGGGTAAACATCGGGATTCTCAACAAGAAAGTCCTTCATGTTTGTTTGATGAAGTCGTTTCTCCAATAGGCCAAATGCACTGTGCTCCTCGATGAAGTTGTACATTGAATCCCAATCATTAGTCCAATACCGTGACTTAACTGAACGAATGATCGTGCCATGTTCTGTGCGGATGCTGTCGGCGTTCATGCTTTTGCATACATCAAGCATCTCTGTAGCCAGCACTTTCATCTGCTCTTCCAAGTCAGAATCCGTGGCCTCAAATGCTCGTTTGTCTTCAGCGCGTTTGTCGCGTATGCGTATGTAGAGCGCAGCTAACTTGTCAACTGACACTCTCGGTGCTTCTAGAACTTCTTCCATCTAATTCTCCTAATTGGTTAAGGTGTGGGTGACTCCCCACGCATCTAATGTATCACAGGATTGAACATTGTCAAGGGGCTCCCATGATTTCTTGTTGGTACAGATCAATTATTTTGTTATGATTTGTGATGTTTCCACGCAGTAAACTGTATAAGCGGGCCTCTACTGGACTACCCGTTATGTGTACTACGGTCATAGGGTTGCGCTGCCCCGGCCTATCAATACGCGCATTGGCTTGGAGGTAGGTCTCTACGCTGGAGGTGGGAGCGTACCAAATAACAGTGTTAGCCGCAGTTAGGGTTAACCCGTGGGATGCAGCTTGCGGCTGGATGATTAGCACTTTGGGGTCAGGGTTGTTCTGAAACTCTTTAACGATCTCGGCTCGGCGGTTTGCCGACACTGCCCCATTGATTGTGTCGCATGTGATATGGTGCTTAGCTAGGTACTTGTTTAGAAGTTCAATGGTGTGCGTGAAGGGAACAAACACCAGCACCTTGTGGCTCGACTCATCAATGATCTCTTTGACCACTTGCAATCGGTTGGACACGTCAAACTCTATTACTTCTTTGTTATCCGAGTACACTGCGCCGCCAGATATCTGAAGCAGCTTGTTGATTTTTACTGCTGAGTTGACCGCAGAGATTTCTTCCCCTGCTGCCTCAAAAAGCATCTGCTTCTTTAATACGTTGTAGTACTTAACTTGCTGTGGGGTGAGGGGGGCTTCGCGCTCTACAAAAGTTACATCGGGCAAGTCCAAACACTGGGACTTCTCAAACCTGATGGCTGGTTGCAGCACAGTGTGTACTGTAGTCTTAGCAGAGTCTTTGGGTATCCAGCGGTAGTCACTGATCTTGTACATGACCGAATCCCTGAACTGCCCGAAAAACAAAGGCACTCCTTTGGGGTTCACCAATTTAGCTAGCCCATACGCATCTACGGGGGACTGCGCTGCTGGAGTACCTGTCAGCATCCATAACCCTTTGATGCTACGGCTCAGGTCGCGCATGGTTTTCCATCTGTCAGTCTGCGCGTTCTTGTAGGCTGATGCCTCGTCTACGACGATTAGGTCAAATCCACCGTCTAAGATTTCTTTCTTGATGATCTGCACACCATCAAAGTTGACTATGACAAACTCAGCATTGCTCTGCAAAATGCGCTTGCGTTTCTCACGATCACCATGCGCTACAGCTACTCTGCGGTGTATAGCAAACTTAAACAAGTCCTCTTGCCATGCCGCCTTCATAACCGACAAGGGGCAGACAATCAATACGCGCTTAATTACCCTTACTTGCATCAAGTAGTCAACCGCCCAAATCACTGATGCCGTTTTACCTGTGCCCTGCTCGTTGAAGCAAAAGGCTTTACGGTTGTTTATTAAAAATTCTGAAGTGGACTTCTGATGATCGAACGGTGTAAAACCGTGTGGCCTAGGCCATTCGTATTCTGATAGGTTCATTTTTTCTTTGGTTTGTTGACCTTGACTGTGTGGTCTGAGTTGCGGCTAAAGGAACGGTTGGCACTCGGTGCTTTTAGCTTCAAGTTGCTTGGCGCATTAGTACCACCTTTGGATAGCGGTATGGCATGGTCTATGTCTTTACCTGTACGGTCAATACCCTTAGCATCCATTTCGTTTCGAGCACGTTGGCGCTCCATGCGCTTTGGCAATTCGCCTCGCTCTACTTGCTGCTGGTATTCTTTTTTGTATGGTCTTGGTTTATTGACGTAGGGCATCATTAGCTCCTGTTGTATTCACAATCTTTAACTGCACAGAACTTACACAGCGGGCCGCTCTTAGGGTTCCACACACCATTTTCTTTCGCGGTCTCAATCCTTGCAACATCCTTAGCTGGTGTTTCCATGTACTTAACAAACATCTCTTTGTGGTGAATAGCCTTTACAAATTCTTTAGAAACTGTAAACACTAGCGCCGATTTAATCTTCTCCAGTTGGGGGAATTTGGCGAACAGGCCACAAGCTACAAGATCGAGTTGCTTCACGTCCGCATATCTCGCACTCTTGCTTGTCTTGTAGTCCACCGAGTGAGCTATCTTCTTCCCCTGATTGATAATCACCAAGTCGGCTATTCCATGCCACCATACATTCGGTGCATCGAAATCGCAGCTTTCTAAGTTCTCTGTCAACCCAAGCTTTACTTCGCATAACTTCTCCCCCGGTATCGCTTTTAATATGTCCAGCGTTGGTTTCATGTAGTCAAACGCAGGGGGGATCGGGGTTCCATCACGTATGTATTCTTCGGCAACAGTATGTGCCGTTTTGCCGTACAACGTATCTTTTGTGTCAGGCTCAACCACATCCCTAGCTATCTTGGTGTGATAGTACTTCCGAGGGCATTGTTGAAATGTCTTTAAGCTACTGAATGACCATACGACACTAGCAGTCCCCATAGCTTTTTCCATATCCAGCCTCACAGTTCAAAGGTAGTTCAAGCGCCCACTTGGGGCGTACGCGCATACATAGTTCGATGTACTCTTTAGCAGTTTCTGTTTCATTTTCAGGCACTACACAAGCAATAGCATCATGTACCGTCATCACCACTTTGTACTTCTTGGCAATCATAAGCATCTGCTCACCGATCACAATACGAGCAAGGGCTTGGCACATGTTCTCAATCACTTTACCACCATATATGCGGTTAGGTATAGTGGTTTTACCCTTTTTAGTGTCGTAAACCAATTCGGATTTACCAGTATCAGGGTCGGTGCGCTTACGTAAGTTGGGGTACTTGAGGTACAGACCATTAGGCAGCAAAGTACCATCCCTACCATCTACTTTTAGGATGCCGCCCCTACCAAAATCCATTGCGTTGCCACGCAAAATGCTCTCCAGTGCTTGCCCTGCGGTTTTCCATAGCTCTGTAATCTTTGGGTAAGTCTGACGGTAGGTATCAATGATGCGCTTGGCTTCATCTAACCCAACCTCAACACCAAAGTTTTTAAGCTGCATTTGGAACTTAGCCGCCCCCATGCCGTACCCTGCACCAAGAATGGTTGTCTTACCTACAAACCGCTCATCTTTAGTAATTTCGCTCTCGGGCTTGCCGTAGATAGCCGAGGCCATTATTTTGTATACGTCCTCACCATCCTCAAACGCTTGAACCAAATCATCCTGCCCTGCTAGCCATGCTAACGTACGGGCTTCAATCTGAGAAGAGTCTGAGTCGATGATTACGTAACCAACTGGCGCAATGATGGCTTGTTTGAGTTGGGAATTGCGTGGTAGGTTTTGGAGGTTCAATTTGTCATCACCGCCCCAACGCCCTGTGTGCGCTGCATAGTAGCGTAGGGGAACTGGCATAAGTCCTCGGCTGGCAATCCCAATAAACCGCTCGGTTCGTGTCTCTTCGATGGTTGACTTGGTTCCTAATCGCGCAGCTACCAATGCTTGCACCTGATGTATTGGGTAGTCAAGTAGGGCTTTGAACTCCTCGTCGGTCTTAGAAAACGCATACGTCTGCCTGCCTGTGGCGGGGCTAACTTTCATTGGGGGGAGTACATTAAACGCCCGTAGCAAATCGGCGAACTTGGGGTTACTCATCAATTCTTCTTTTTTGTACCCACTTAGCGCCTGTGCTTTTATAAACCTTATCCGTTCTAAATTCTCATTCAAAATTGCTAAATCTAAAGCAAGGGTAGGCTCGGTGAACATACGCACCGTCAAGTCAATGAGTCGCAACTCAGTCGGCGGGAAATCCCCCATTGCGTTGAACAGCGCCCATGTCAGGGCCACATCGTTTTTGCAGTATTCACCGTATCGTGCAAGCTGGTCGGCGGGGAAGTCCTCGCGTGTAAGGCCCAAAGCGTTAACAACCTCGTCCCCCTTAACGCCTAATGCATAGTAAGACGCAAGTACCGCTAAGCTACCACCTACCTCCGTACCATGTAACGCACGCCCCATGCTAAGCGTGTCCAGCCAGCCCTTTGGTTTTATCCCAAAATGCCAGCTAAGAATCGCTCCGTCAAATGGCGCATTGTGTGCTAAGGCCAGAGAATTGCCCCAGTCAAACTGCGCAAGGTATTCGGCGGTTTCAACCATACTGCCGCTGAACCATACCGGCTCCCCAGCGTTGACCTGCACTGATACACCAATAACCTCAAACTGAGGGTCGCGTATGTATTCCTCAGTAGTGAGCTTCTTTAGTCCGTACTCGGGTGAGTAGTACGTTTCAAAGTCTATGGTGAGGATGTTCATTTACTTCTCCTCTAAAAATTTAATGTGTTCAACAAGGCTGTCTAAGTCATCTTCATTGACAATCCATGCCTGTCCACCGCAATCGTGAATTGCGTTGATATTTTTTATTTGTAGCGCGGTAGCTTTACCCTTGCCAGCCTTGGCTTCTATAGCTAGAAAATAGCCATTGACGCAGCAGAGGAAGTCAGGCACACCGCTATTACCGTAGCCTGTGCCGATTGGCATGGCGTAGTAGATACCCTGCTCTTTGAGGATAGCCTTAATCTTGGCCTTGACTTTAGCTTCAGGTGTCTGCGCCATACAACATGCTCTTCCATAGTGATACTGAGGGCATGTGGTTGTGCGACTTAGTTGGGGTTGTGTACCCCTTGTGCTCTATCCACCCAAGTGTTTTAAGGGTTCGAACGCCCGATACCCATACGTTAGGGTGCAATGTGGGGGGTCTAAATAGTCGGTTGTCGGCGCAGTACTCTCGGAACTCATCGCCAAGGACTACGGACTTGGATGCTAACAATTGCTCAGCTAACTCTAAATAACGCTCAACAAATTCGGGGTTGGCTATGCTGGCTTTCCCCCAGCACTTGTCAGCTAGGATTAGAGCGTTTTCCATACGTGGTGTCATCGAATTCTCCAGTTGTTTACCCCCCTACTTTATCACATGCTTGTACTTTGTCAACACACAGACGTAAAAAAACCCGCCGAAGCGGGTTGGTGTTTACCCTAACAATGTTAGGTGTGTTGTGTTTCTTTTAGTCGGTTGGCATACCACACCATCTTGTCAATGTCCTCGTTTGCATTGCCCTTGTGCCCTGCGCGAGTCAAGTATTTGAGCACGTTGCCTTTTAGATATCCACGGAATTCATCGGGCGTTAGCTTAGCCCTAATAAAGTCAATGGTCTCAATGCCGCCTACTTTGTAGTGCGGTGGATGGTTCACCATATCCGGTAGAAAAGCAGTTTTTAGTTGGCTTGCGCTGTATTTTTGAACTACCGGCAAAGGACTTTTACGTGGTCGGCCACGCGCCCGCTTTACTGGTTGCACTTTTGTTTCAGTTGGCTTTTTCATGTTCACTCCAAAGTTTGTTTTTTAACGTAATCGGCAAGAATTTCTCTAATTTTGGCTTGCTTTGACCGTGGAAAATTGGTGTTGAAATAATCCATCACCTCTTTCGATAGTCGCAAGCTCGTACTGAACAGCGCGGGTTTCTTGCCGAGTCCCCGCCCTGTCCGTTTTTTCTCAGGTTTTAAAAATTCAATCCCCGTAGTCATGTTTACTCTCCTTTTGTACGCTTAGGTTTAATCGCAGCTATGCCTTCTTCCTTAATAGGATTACGGGCTTGCATAAATTCGTTAGCTAAGTTAAATGCAGTGGGGACAATAGCTTCTCCATGTTCAGTGAAGTTACGTACTAATAGTCCTGCCATAGCAAACATTGCTGCTAAGTCTCGTAGGTTGGTTTCGTGTTCGGTCATATAGGTTTTTCCTTTGGTTTAGGGCAGTTCTGTGGCGGCACTATTACGCACCATACAGCGGCCCATTGTTTTCTATGTTCCCTACCGGAAATCCATCTGTCTATGTACGCATCGGACATTGCTATTAGCGCCCGTCGAACGGGTTCGGGGGGTTTCTCCAGTCGCTCGGCTAATTCCGATACGGTCAGGCCATCATGATACTTTTGTAGCGCCATCCTTACAGCGTGGTGGTATGACTTACGCACTGTTCTTTTCTCGCAACTTGGCTTCAACTGAGGCAATAAGTGACTTTAAATCGCCACCATCCCAATCAATCTCATCCCCATCCGTCAGGCTTACCCACTCACGCTGCACAACCAAAGGCCACAACTGACCAAGCGGTGTAAACAGGGGGTCGTTCTTGTCCGTGCTAACGTGGTGGTTAGTGGGGTCGTACCATGCAATAGTCATGTGTTCTTCTCCTTGAGTTTGGCAGGGTCTGTCGTGTAATGGTCATCACCTTTTGCCGTCCAGTAGCCTTCCTTGTAGCCTTCGTAGTGCGCTACCCAAATCCAATTCAATTCGTCTTGGGTTTTCTTTTCAACGTCACCTTTCTTCATCTTTTCAAGATAGGCATCTTTACGATTGCTGGCGTACGTAGATGCTTGCTCATGCAGTTTGTCGTCATACATTGTTCTTCTCCTTGAGTTTGGCTTCAATTTGGTCAATAAGTTTGCGGGTGTAACCCTTAATGGGTGTGTCGCCCCACGGCCCAACGATTTCTTTTATCTGATCGTCTGTCAGGCTTACCCACGGGCGCTTATAGACTTGGATGTCGTCATCTTCATCCAGCTTGGCTTGCGCCGCTGCCTTCTTGCTTGGAAATCCGGCCATCATTTCCCCCAAATCAAAAAAGCCAGCAGCGTCAAAGCTGCGGTCACTGCTATCACTGCAATCAGTGCTTTGAAAGTCGAGGTAATGTCATCATAGGGGTCAGCAACCCTGTCCCAGCCACCACTCATATACGCATCATCGGTTTCCTTGGCGCGTTGCTTGCGTATAGGGCAGTCACGCCCTTGTGTGCATTCACCATGAGAATTACAGCAGTTCATTTGGAACCCCCCTCGATTAAATCATTTACTCCCCTGTACACGTCAGCGTATGTTTTTGCCCACTCCTTAGCAGGAACGCCCGCTGCGCGGCCTGCATCAACCACAGCCATAATTGCGCGAAAGAATTTAATCCGCTCTTCTTCCGGTAGTGCTTTAACGTGTTCTTGTAATGTCATTTAGCACGCTCCTTGAGCATTGCGTCTGCGAACTCATAGGCCTGCTCCGCATATAAAGAATGATTACCGGCCCATCTACCTACGTTTGCTTGGAGCATCAATGGTAAAGCCAGCCCAGCAAAGTGGTCACGCAGGGTCATGTCCTTGGCGTAGCCTCCAGTCTTTACCATCCAGTCTGTGTACTGCTTGGCGGCAAGTAATTCCATAGATATCGGTTGATCTTTCATTTGTATTCCTCCAGTCGTGTGTTGAGCCGCTCAATGCGGGTAGTGTTGTAGTCCACGATTGACTGTGCGTATTCCACAGCAGTCTCAGCGTTTAGTTTCTCAAGGTGTGCGTCTGATAACTCAGCAGCAATCATCTCAAGGGGTGTGGGTTTCTTGAAGGGCTCCTTCATTAGTTCCATAAATCTTACTTTACGCATTTTGTTTCTCCTTAGCTAACAATGTTAGGTTGTTCGTCCATCACTAGTACAAAGGTTTCATCGTTCACCTTACAGCCAATATCTGAAACCATCTGACCTACCTCCACCAATTTAAGTACGCCTAAATTACCACGCATGGAAATCGGAAGCGTAGTATCGTTGTACAAATCAATGGCGTCACCTATCTTCACTAGGTATTTACCCTCATCTAAAATAAGCAATGCTGTTTTCTTATCATCGAACAATGATTTAATTCGGTCAATGGTTTTTACTTGCGCTAATTGCTCATCGTATTTCTCTAGCATTTGCAAACCATTGCTATCCATGTGGCTTATGTTAGCTTCGACATACGCTCTTGCGTCCTTCAACATGTACTTAAAAATTACTTCGTTGAGGCTGTACCTAACTTTCTGCATTGCTCTATCATGGTTATACACAGCATTAGATATGCAATTTTCAGCAGCAGCTACTGATTCATGCAGTCTCTCCTGCTTGGTCTTGAGTAGTAGTAATTTCTTTGCTATGGATATAGCCCTCTTAGAGTCTGACGTAAACTTGCGCGAACTCTTTGCAATTATTTCCACACCATTATTGCCACGGCTATACGCGCCGACAAGCTTACCGATTATTTCTCCCTTGCTAACTACATCTACTCTCTTTATACAAAGTTTATCGCCACCACCCCAATCTTTTTCCGTGACAATAAAATTCCACGTAGGATTACGTTCGCATAAGAAATAACTTACGTCCCTTAGTGTTGTTGTTTTCCACTGAACAGTCTGTTCGGGTGTTGGTCTGCATTTATCTGCAAACAAAAGATTAGAAAAAGTCCGTGTGTGTTCTGTCATTTGGTTCTCCTTACCATTCAAATTTACCGAGGATTGCATCTACCTTAGACTTCAGTACAGTACGCGCCACCGAGTCCTCCTTAATTACCTCAAGGTTAGTACCTAACATTGTTACCTCTAGCTGCTTACGTGCTTCCTCTAACTTGGGGTCATTAGTCACGTTCAACTTAGTCAACAACTCACATAGCTCCAACGGGTTGGAGATAAACGTATCGTGATACCGCTTAGGTTTGTCGTCATCGTTGCCTGTCTCTGCAACTTTCTCGCTGATGGTCTTGAGCATGGTGTGCAGTCTCTCCCACGGCGCTCGCATAGCGTCGGCTAACTTGACCGAGTACTGCTTCTCGTACTCTTCACGTATATCTTGCAAGTCCTGCGCTGGTATGTCTAAGCGAAAGTCTCCAGCGTCGGGCAGTGGCTTGACCGCTCGACGAAATCCGAACTTAGTTTTCACCGCATTTATGTCGGGGTAGTCCTCTACCTTGAACATACCCTTCAATGCAATAGGTGCTGCTGCCACTAGGTCAGGATACGCAACAAAGAACTCATCGCACATCATGTCGAATGTGTCGTTGTACTTGTCCATTGTCTGCTTGTACTCAATGAACAACTTAGTCGGCAACATGCGCTCACCCTTGTCAGCCCACGGCAGGGTGCATTGGTTGTGATACAACCGAACTCTCGCCGCAAACTTCTCGATGTTGCTACGCATACTAGTACCTGCGAATAGGTTCTTCTTAGTCTGCGACGCCCCGTGTACTGCACCCGCATCGTTGTTTACCTTGTCGGTAATCTCGCGGTCAATCTTTGACGCAGGCCATACGCTGATATTCAACTCCACTAATAACGCTGATGAACTAATACTCATTTCATTTCTCCGGTTAATTAAAAATTTCTTCCACTGATTCGGTACGCCAACTACCCCCAGCCTTCGATGATTCAACAGACTTATACGCAATCTCCTCGGCTTCGTCTTCGTTCTCGGCTTCTACAGTTACAACCATATATGCTATGTATTCCAACTCCACTTCATAGGTTTTCATCGTTCACTCCTTTAGATTCAGATTTTGCTTCTTTCTTGTACCACCAATAGAACGTGGTCTCATCTTTATCCTCTAACGCTTCTTCCAGCGCATTTATTACGTTTCTTTGTAGGTCAAGTAATTGGTCGTGCCGTAGTATTGAGAATTCCTCACCACCATTTCGGCTTTGCTTTGCGGTCTCCCATAATTCATCCCAACCTTTATCCCAGTCGGTCATGTCGAACCACCCTAAATAGCCATGCACATCTTCATTAAATCCAATCATGTAGAACCGCACATGTCCGTTTTTGTGTGGGATTCCGTACTCTTCAGTCATCCAATCTTTGTCCATGCTTTACTCCTTAATATGAATCGTCTTACCATTCGGTGCGACCTCGGTGTTACCACCTACGATGCACCACAGAACCTCGGATGTCCACTCGCTACCCCAATCGTCACCCACATACCCATCGGTCAGAATGATGGTGCACTCAGGCTTGATGTTCTTCTCCTTCAAGTACGCAGATACACATGATGGGCTTGTACCCCCACCACCTCGTGGTTTAGTAGAGCTAACAATGTTAGGTACATCCTGCTCGCTGTATTCCTCATGCGCAGCTACCGCGCTGTCCCAGTAGATTAGGTCTACCTGACTGGGCATAACCTCCTCAGCAATCCCCTTCACCTCGGAAAGAAAGTCGGCTAGCTCTTGCCCACCAATCGAACCTGACGTATCTATGCCTATAACCAAGTGCCCCATCTTTTCACCAATCATGCTAGGCATGTAAGTGCCCATAGATAGAAACCTACGATTGACTCTGCGCCACGATGATGCATCTTTGGCTCTGCATACTGCCTTCACATACTCACGTAGCACCTCGCGCCAATCCACCTTGGGCTCAAGCAAATCCTGCAACTCCCTGTCCAATCCACCAGCGCCAGCACCCGCAATCTTTTGCCGTGCCATCTGACCTTGGCGAATAGCTTGGTCTATGTCTCGCGCCAAGTCCTTCTTCTCTTCCTCGGTCATTTCTTTTGCGCCGTCCCAGTCGTGGTCGTCAAAACTATGCCCGTTCCCACCTTCACCTTTACCCGCGTCTCCTCCTTCCTCCTCCTGCTTGAGAATGTCGAACACCTGCTTGGTATTCATACCTCGGAACTTCTCATCAATCAGGCCCATGTGATTACCGCGCATAGGCCCATCTTTGTACCTCGGCATAGCAACGACCTGCTCTGTTGGGTCTAAGTCCCTGAGCATCAGGTTAATAACGTAGTCACACGCTTGGTTAGCTAGCTCGTGGTTCTCGTCGTGTAGCTTCTTCCACGTTGTCAAGTGGCGGTACATCTTGTGTCCTGCTTCGTGCGCTATCACAAACGCCAACTCGGGGTCACGTAGTTTCTTAACGAACTCACGCCCGTAAGACTCATCGCGTCCGTTAGTACACGCAGTCGGCAAATCATCTTTCACATACGTGCGCCCCACCATGAGGATGCCCGACAGCAAAGCAAACTTAGGGTTACGCATCAATGTAACCTTTGCTTTCTGAACTCGTCTTTCTTCTAACATTGTTAGGTTCCTTTCGTTTGTTGATTACAGCAAATCTTGGTTCTTAGCCAACCAATCCTTGAACGCACCGCTAGCGAACGCAATGTTCTGCTTGGTTGGATTCTTCGCTATGTTGATAGCAAACACCGCTTGCCACTCAGGTTCCATACGCCCGAGATACTCCATGAACGGGTTAATGTTTGCCTTGTCGATTCGCGCAATTGCACCGAATACCACGATTGCGTTAGCGCCCGGACTTGTGGGTATCTTGGTAGTCTTAGGTTGCACGATGGTCGCCTCCCATGTCGGCAGTTGGTCTGAGAACTCGATGTACGCTTGCAAGTCTCTCGCCGCTGACTCACCTACTGCGCCAGCCAATGCTGCTATGACCGCATCGGTATCGTTGTCCTTCCTTGACCTAACAATGTTAGATGCAGTCTCCAATGAACGTGGGGATACGAACGCACTCTGAGACTTGCGTGGGTTGTAGATGTATGGATTCCCCGCTTGGGCTGGGTCAATGTATGAAGCTAGAGCATGGGGGTACTGATTCACCCAAGCAATCACCTCGGCTTCCAGTCCCTTGTTGATAGCCCACTCAATCCACTCCTCGGCGCTCGGCTTTGCCACAGTTATCTCAACGATACGATTGCGGGTATGCGCCTTGAGCACGTCTCCCACTCCGTCCGTAGCCAAATTGCCCGTAAGAAAAACCACGTTACTGTTGTTCAGGCTGATGTCGCCTAGTCGTGGGTTGGCTTTCTCCAAGCATGGATGGAGCATGTTCTTCACTGGGTCTGCGCCCTTACTGAACTCGTCGAACATCATCACCACCGGCTTGCCTAGATGCACCTTGAACCGAGCATTGGGGTAATACTTCGTGGTACGTGTCTCGTGGTCGATGACAGGCATTGCAACGTCACCCAAATCCATATTGGGTACGTCAATATACGCATAGTCATAACCAAGACGCTCGGCGATAGCTTCAAGCATCGAACTCTTACCAATACCCGGCTCGCCCCGTAGCATGAACCGAATCTCGGGGTTGGTGCAAATCAAATTGACCGCTTGCTTTAGCGTTACGGTCTTACCAAAATTAACTTCTGACATATCTAACTCCTTCTAACTAACCACTAATGAACCCCAACCTAACATTGTTAGGTTAGGACTGAAACCCCCCTGCTCACTCATTGTTATCTCTTACTGTGCGTATAGTATACCACAATGTTATACCTAAGTCAAGTACTTTAGTCATGTGTAAGACTAAATATTCCCAACCCTTCCTGCTTATATGTACTCAAACCATGTGTGGTAGTTGGTGCTTGACACCTTGCCCATCGGCATACGCTTTTGCTCCAGCACCTCGCCCTTGTGCATCCTCAGTATGAACTCGTCGGCTTTCTTTCGCGCAGTCGATGTCGCTATCTTGACTGTATCTTTCTTAACACTCACATACGACATGCCCTGCATCAGCATCATCAGCGCCGCCTTGTAGAAGTTGTCGCCCTTGGTATCTTCGGGCTGGTCACTACGCATCAGCGCCAATACCTCCTGTTGCTTGGCCTTGGTCTTACCGATTAACTCTGCACATTTATCCTTATCACCCCAGTGCGGAACCCATGTGTTGCTCGCCTTGTCTATCTCCGTGGTGTTCAGGGTTTCACCTCCGAAATATGTTGTTGTGTTCACACCAAACATGGATACTAGCGTAGGCATAGGCAGTACAACCTCGTGCTTCGCAATGAACGGGGTGTCGGCATCTGGTCTGCTGTAGCGTCGGGCATACTTCACATCAAAGTCCACGGCTTCATTGAGTAGCGATGTCATCCCCTTGTAGTAGCCCAAGAACTCAGCGTATGGTCGCCTAACAATGTTAGCCTTGGCCTTGTTCAGCGTCCACTCAAGTGCGCCCTCGGCTTGCACCACCACCCAAGTATTTTTAATGTAGTCGTGCTTCAGTCGGATTGTGTTGCCCTTGGCTATTACGTACTTATCCTTGCTGTCCTTTAGTTGCATTACAGTCTTACTATTAATTACGTATACGTGCATACCACTTAACAACTGTCCGTAGAATTCTCGGGTGTACGCTGTACTGTGCGGTGCATCATGGATTTCCACGGTGTCGTCGGGGTAGTACGTCACCATCGGCTTGTCGTAGCAGTGGCAGACATAAACCTCGTCGGCGTCCTTTTGCACCTTGCTTATGTGCATGTGCTTGTCGCTTCGCTTGGCTAGTGGTCGCCGATTGTTCTCGTCGCCCCGAATCGGCGCGACCTTCTCGTATATTGCTTTCGCCGTGGCATACGAACGTATGTAAGGCAGTCGGGTTGTTGAATTAAAAGCCATGTTGCCCTTCTTTCGTTTAGTTTGTTACGTTTGTTTATTCCATCATCTCTGCATTCGTGCGTAGTAAGTACGCCTTGACTCGCTTGTTGCTTGAGAACTTCATGGAGTAGCGCACCTTCGCCGCCTCCATATTCTTAGCCTCAATCATCTCTGTCTCCCACACCCCAAAGCGTGGGCTCCATCCTGTTACGCAGTATCTAGCTAACATTGTTAGGCTCCTTGAGTTGTGCCGAATGTAATCGGCGGGTGTTCTGCTTTGATGGTGAATCCAAGCCGGATGATGTTGTGGATGTCCCGTGGGGTCAGCGTCTTTTGATTGAGCATCTGACAGAACAGTTTGGACTTGTCGCACTTGGGGTAGATACGGGTCTCCCCGTACTTGTCGCGTGGCTCTACCAATAATTCTGTATTCATGTTGAACCTCCCAATGCTTCCATATACATATCAATCGCACCGATGCACTCAAAGTTATCAGTCTCGTTTTGCAGTTGCTCGGCATCATGGTCTTGGACAAAAAAGTTATCGCCTGTGCGTTGGCACGTCACGCAATATGCCCAGCCATTGCCGAATACCTCGACGTGGTACTTATTGCCTTCGGTTACGAATGTGTTAGTTACCATAGTCATTCATCTTCTCCTACAAAGTCTGATTCTTGCATCGGCGGCACTTCCATTGCTAGGCTCATCAAGCGCCATACGTCACGCATAGAGTCCATGTCATCAGACCCAATGCAGGGGTCGTTATAGCCCCAAGGCTTACCGTCTTGGTACACGACTTCTTTCAGGCAGTACCAATCCTCGCCGCCGTTTTCTGATTTGGCATTGACGATGCGATAGTTCCAGTAGGTGTTCATTCATCTTCTCCTTCTTCAAAACTATCACCTGTTATCAGGCAAACGTAGGTGGTGTTGTCATACTGGTATGCACCTACAAGGATAAGGTCGCTGCCTAACCCTAGCTCATGTCCAGATATAACTACGTCATGCTCAGGGTTGCGCCCTTGCAGGTAATGGATTAACTCTTTGACTTTCATTCATCTTCTCCTTGGTTCAAATAGACTGTCACTAAAAACCCGATGTTGGCTCCAGCCCATACTAGGCCAGCTTCGAATAGCCAGCCCTCTCTGTCCCAGCAAGTGAAAAGAATGATTGTGGTAAGGACTGCAATCCCGATGTGGGAAATGGTTTCGGACTTTGTGTTCATGCGCGTTGCTCCTTGGGGTTGGTTTGCTTGAGGGTTATGTGTGCGGCGGCAGGTGTAACCAATTGGTATGCGCCCTTTGAGTATTCCTGCACAATGCACCACGAACTGCGTTCTACAGTTGCGGCTTCTTCGCCACACCATAGGCATAACTTATACCCTAGTTGCTTGCGGCGCACGGGGAATTCATCCCCACATCTAGCGCACTCGCACCATTGACTACTTGTGTCTTTATCTACATCTAACATATCTAACCTTTCTGAAAGTACCTAACATTGTTAGGTGGGTTTTGCTTGGGCGCACTTTGGCGCACTTGGGCTCGTTTGACTACGGGTTATATTTCTCCGTGCCAGCGTATATTATACCACAATGTTATGGCAATGTCAAGTCCTTTAGTCTTAGGCTCGACAAAAGATTAGAGTGCTTTAGTTTGTTACATTTCGGTGCTTTGTTACATTTCGGTGCTTTGTTACATTTCTGTGCTTTGTTACGTTTCGGGGGGGTTTTTGCGGGTTGGGTTTGGGGTGTTATGAAATGGGTAGACTTGTGCGTTATGGAAATGGGGCAATGTTACAGCAAAGTTATGGTTATAAAAAGGCAAACATAACGGAAAAAGGTTCGCAAGTTGTTGATTCATAAAAGAAAAAGTAGTAGATATATATAATGTTATAATGTTATGTGTTTTTAAGAGAGGGTATGAGGCGGGGAAAAATTAGTTTTTGTGGTATGAATTGCATTTGCCGTTATTATCGTGCCTCTAAATTTTCTTGCGCCAACCGACACCCATTCCGAAAATCGCGTAACATTGTAACTTTACGAAAATATCCTTATAAATCAAGGACTTAGCAATGTTACGCACGTAACATTAGCCCGTAACATCGAAAAAAGCATAACATTGTTAGGTTCGCCGAATAACCATGCTGGCAGTGGGACTTAAAAATTCGCGTAACATTGTAACATTGTAACAACGTGGTACGCTACCGCCGACCCGAGAACTGGCATTCCATCCGACCTAACATTGTTAGGTCAATTCAAATAGGGGGAGGGAGAAAAGCCCAGACGTAAAAAAGCCCGCATTGCGCGGGCTTGGGTTTGGAGAGGGGGGGTTATTCGTAACGCAGGCCCGTATTCGGGTCAATCAAACCGCGCACATCGGCGCGGGAAAACCGTTCGTTCAGTTTGGCAAAGTATGCGGTTATTTCCCTATCAGTAATTAAACCGTCAAGCCACAATTGAACATGTACATTTATACCCTGATTTATTGCCCTCATGTTTTGTTGCGTGACTAGATTTTGCTCATGCTCTTCATCGGTAAGATATTCATTTGCGTATGCCATAAAATTTTCTCCAGTTTACCTAACAATGTTAGGTAAGAGGGTTTCCCCTCTTACCCTCGGGTTTACGATTGGATTGTGGCTAAGTCAATCCCTAGAGCTTTCAATGCGCTTGCTATGTACGTATGCGCATCGGTTTCCTTTGCGGACATCGATTCAGCATTCTTTCCAGCTTTGTAGAGAGTAGTAAGCTCTTCAACAAAACGCAGGGTTAGCGAACGTCGAGCTTTTGCGCCCACTGATTCGCCCTCAGCACTTTCGCCCTCAGCATTTTCGGGCTTACCCTCTACATGTTCCTGAGCATATTTGCGTACACGCGCCCACACCGTCGACGGGTTAGTATGCTTTGCGGCATTGAGCACTTTGAACAATGCTTTTTTCTCAGCATGCGTAGGCTTTGCCCCTTCAGACTTATCGCTATGCTCCACTGAATACCAAGCAAAGGGCAAAGTCCCGCACAATGCAATGGCGTATTCACGTTCTGCACCATAGGCGCGAACCGTTGCTTCAGCAACTGCGTTACGTAAAACGTCAATGACGTTGACTTCAGGGGCTTGTGTTACTGTAATATCTAACATGATGTTTTCCTTTTCTAACTACTCTAATAAACCTAACATTGTTAGGTATGTAAACCGGATTTGATTTACATAGGTGGATTGTACCACAAAATGCCATGCAAAGTCAAACCCTCAGTGAACAATAAATAAAATGTTTTCAAAGCAACAGGCCCACTATCCCCCCACCGACCAAGTACCCAAGAAGGAGTCCCAGAATTTCCCTACACACTAATCCACTCAAGCGATACTCATTTTTAAATTTTTGCAAAATTTTTAAACTCATGTGGTACAAAATATTCCCAGTCTGTTAGACCCACCCCCCTCTATATAGAAACACCCCCCGGTAGGAGTCCCAAAGTACCCGTTGCATTTTTTATTTTTTGTGCTACAGTCGGCCCATTACTTTCATTGGTGCGTATACCCGGTGATAAACATTGAACCCACAGCGGAACATCCTGTTCCATTCGACATGTCCGACGAGCAACCTGCGAGTCATAAGGACAGCATTGCTATTGCGGCAAACACAGCTAGCTTTCTTGAACAACTCGGCGGGAGTATTGACTTCAACGAGAAGGATGGTAAGGAAGCAGTTAATCTGGTAACCAAAGCTGCGCCCAACGTACCCAAACATATTACTAGCCCTAGCCAAGCGAAAGCAGCTTCGGAGATTCTCAAACGGTATGACTTTGCGGTAGTAGCCGACGCGCAGCAAGCACGTAACTTAATCACCAACAAGCTCATTGAGCTTAGCGACTGCGGCGACCCCAAGATTGAAATTAAAGCGCTGGAGCTTCTGGGCAAACATAGCGATGTTGGGATATTTACCGAGCGCAGTGAAATTACTGTGCGCCACACCACAAGTCAGTCCCTAGAGAATTCCATTAAGGAGAGAATCAAGCGGTTGCTGCACTCTGACGTAATAGATATAACCCCCCTAGATGATCTGGATGCGCAATTAGGCTTATCGGACCCCGAAGAAATAGAAACTGTAGAAGAAGTAGAAGAGACCAAAGAAGAGGAAACCGACAAGTGACGGCTGTGCAAGAAAGAGTGTCCCTCAAAGACCTAGAACTCCTAATGAGTTCTGGCAAGCTCACCGATACCGATCTACGGGTATTAGAGAAGGAGCTAACACACTTAGAAAAGCTTAAAGACCGAGAGCTTTGCCAAACCAAATTCATTAAGTTTACGCAAAAGGTCTGGCCTTCGTTTATTTCGGGCAGGCACCATGCTCGGATGGCTGAAGCGTTTGAAAGAGTGGCCCGTGGGGAGTGCAAACGACTCATTATTAACATGCCGCCTCGGCATACTAAGTCAGAATTTGCCTCCTACCTGCTCCCAGCTTGGTTTTTAGGGCAGTTTCCGGGTAAAAAAGTGATCCAAGCGTCCCATACTGCTGAGCTAGCGGTGGGTTTTGGCCGAAAAGTGCGTAACTTAGTGGATTCTGAGGCGTTTTCAGAGATTTTCCCCGACCTACACCTACAAGCAGACTCAAAAGCAGCCGGGAGGTGGAACACTAGCAGGGGTGGTGACTACTTTGCTATCGGAATTGGGGGTGCAGTAACCGGTAAGGGTGCTGACGTACTCATAATTGATGACCCACACTCCGAACAAGAGGCTGCAATGGCAGCAAGTAACCCGGAAATCTACGACAAGACTTATGAGTGGTACACATCTGGGCCACGCCAGCGTTTACAGCCCGGTGGGTCTATTGTTATAGTTATGACGCGCTGGAGTCAGAGAGATTTGACTGGGCAAGTGCTTAAAGCTGCCGCTGCAAGGGGCGGTGAAGAGTGGGAAGTCATTGAGTTTCCCGCAATCATGCCTTCGGGTAAACCCTTATGGCCGGAGTTTTGGAGCTTTGATGAGCTTGAGGCTCTGCGCAACGAACTGCCTAACTCTAAATGGCAAGCCCAGTATCAGCAGAACCCGGTAGGTAACGAGAGTGCTATTGTTAAGAGGGATTGGTGGCAGTGGTGGGAGAAAGATGACCCACCTAAGTGCGAATACATTCTTCAAACATGGGACACGGCCTTTGAAAAGAACAACCGTGCCGATTACTCCGCAGGGACGACGTGGGGTATATGGACGAACGACGAGGACCAATCACTACCCAATATCATCTTGCTTAACACTTACAAAAAGCGGGTGGAGTGGGTTGACTTGAAGCGTGATGTGCTGCGTGAGTACAACGAGTGGGAGCCTGATGGCATACTAATTGAAAAGAAAGCTACAGGGGCTCCGCTGATCTATGAATTGAGGGCGATGGGCATACCTGTACAGGAGTACACACCGGGTAAGGGGCAGGATAAGATAGCACGGCTCAACTCGGTGAGTGACATAATTGCGTCAAAGAAAGTATGGGTTCCCAGAACTAGGTGGGCCGAAGAACTCGTTGATGAAATTGCTGCGTTTCCGTCAGGCGAACACGATGACTTGGTGGATGCAACTACATTGGCGCTTATGAGGTTCCGTCAGGGTGGGTTTTTACGGCTTCCAAGCGATGAGCCAGAACCAGTGCGGTATTTTAAATCTGGTCGTCGCGCATCTTATTATTAAGGATAACAAATGGCTACCTCTAGTATTGATAAATCAATTGGTCCGGGCTTTTCAAGCATGGATGATTTGGACTTAGAAGATTCTGGGATTGGTGGTATTGAGATTGAAATTGAAAACCCTGATGGAGTCAAAATAGGACTTGATGGGGTGGAAATTGACTTGATGCCAGATGACGACAAGGGTGAAAAGTTTGACTCTAATTTAGCTGAGTTTATAGACGAAGGTGAGTTGCAAAAAATTGCTAGCGATTTGATGGGGCTGATTGATGCCGACATCAATAGTCGCAAGGACTGGGTAGACATGTTTGTTACCGGTCTTGAAGTACTAGGAATGAAGTACGAAGAGCGCACAGAACCTTGGCTTGGTGCATGTGGTGTGTACTCTACTATCCTTACGGAAGCTGCCGTGCGCTTTCAGAGCGAGACAATTATCGAGACGTTCCCCTCTGCTGGGCCGGTTAAGACCGAGATTATTGGCGCGATTAGTCGGGTAAAAGAGCAGGCAGCGGACCGTGTTCGTGATGATATGAACTACAGGCTCACTGAGGGTATGCCGGAATATCGCCCTGAACATGAGCGTATGTTGTTTAACCTAGGACTTGCAGGGGCTGCGTTTAAGAAGGTGTACTACGACCCCGGACTCGGGCGTGAGACTTCTATCTTTATCCCCGCAGAAGATTTAATTATTCCCTATGGCTCCAGTGGCACGCGCACTGCTGAGCGGGTTACGCACATGATGCGTAAGACGAAGAATGATATTAAGAAGCTACAAGTTGCTGGCTTCTATAAAGATGTTGATCTTGGTGAGCCGACGCAGATTCACACGGACATAGAGAAAAAGAAAGCAGAGGGTCAAGGCTATTCAATAACCGAGGATGACCGCTATCAAGTCTATGAAATCCAAGTGGACTATGACTTGCCCGGGTATGAGGACGAGGATGGTATTGCACTGCCGTATATTATTACTATTGACAAGGGCACGGATGAGATTTTGGCTATCTACCGTAACTGGGAAGAAGAAGATGACCTCAAACTCAAGCGCCAACACTTTGTGCAGTACGACTATATCCCCGGCTTTGGGGCATACGGTTTTGGTTTTGTTCACCTGATTGGTGGCTACGCTCGCGCTGGTACTTCTCTTATTAGGCAGCTTATTGATGCGGGTACTTTGAGCAATTTACCCGGTGGCCTGAAGTCGCGTGGGTTGCGTGTAAAGGGTGACGATACGCCAATTGCACCCGGTGAGTTCCGAGATGTGGACGTGCCAAGTGGTTCGATCCGCGACAACATCATGCCCCTGCCGTACAAAGAACCGTCGCAGGTTTTGGCTGGGCTTCTTGACAGGATTACCGAAGAAGGTCGCCGACTGGGTTCGATTGCTGACATGAACATCAGCGATATGAGTGCTAACGCCCCGGTAGGCACTACGTTGGCTCTTTTGGAACGCCAGCTAAAGGTGATGAGCGCGGTGCAGGCTCGTGTCCACTATTCGATGAAGCAGGAGTTCAAATTACTCAAAGCTCTCATCAGAGACTACACCCCAGCGGACTATGACTACGATCCGCAGGACGGAGACCGTCAAGTTAAGCAAGCTGACTATGACATGTGCGAGGTTATTCCTGTTAGCGACCCTAACAGCAGCACGATGGCGCAGCGGATCATGCAGTACCAAGCGGTCATCCAGCTATCGCAGACAGCGCCGCAGATTTACAACTTGCCTAATTTGCATCGCCAGATGATTGAGGTGTTGGGCATAAAAAACGCCGAGAAGCTTGTACCGGTAGAGGACGACGAGACGCCCAAAGACCCGATCTCGGAGAATATGGGTTTCTTAAAGGGCGAGCCTACAAAGGCGTTCATGTATCAAGACCATGATGCGCATATCGCTGTGCATACGACGTTTATGCAAGACCCCATGATTGCGCAACAAATAGGACAGAGCCCAGCGGCGCAGCAGATGATGGGGGCTATCCAAGCTCACTTGTCTGAACACTTGGCGTTCTCTTACCGCAAAAAGATTGAGGAGCAGATGGGTGTACCGCTGCCGCCTCCAGATAAGCCACTGCCCCCTGAGATTGAGGTTCAACTGTCTCGTCTGACAGCACAGGCTGCTACCCAATTGATGCAGATTAATATGGCCCAAGCCCAGCAGAAACAGAACGAGCAGATGGCGCAAGACCCAATGATGCAGGCGCAGCAGGCTGAACTGCAAATTCGCAAGCAAGAAGCTGATACCAAGGCTAAGAAAGTCGATGGTGACCTTGCTCTTAAAGCCCAAGAGTTGCAGCTTAAAGCAGATGAGACAGCCAAGAAGATTGGCGAATCTCCCCAAATGTTGATGCAACGTCACCAACAAGAAATGATGCAGCAACAGCAAATACACGACCAGAAACTGGGCCAAATGGACCAAGCCGCTAAGTTACAACAAGCAATAGCAGTTGCTAAACAGACCCAAGGTCAGCAAGGACCCGTCCAATGAGCGACAACACTATCTATGTTGCCATAGCCTCGTATAAAGATACGAGGCTTTTAGATACCATTGTAAATATGCTGGAAAGAGCTAAATACCCAGAAAATATTTACATAGGTATAGTGGAACAAGAAGATGTGAATAAAAGGCTCGTTATTAAAGAAGAATGGCGAGACACTATTAGATATATTGGCATTAATCCAGAGGAATCTCGTGGTTGTTGCTGGGCTAGAAGCATAACTAATACGCTTTATAGGGGGGAAAAATGGCATTTGCAGATTGATGCGCACATGCTATTTGGGCAAGATTGGGATTTATGGATGATTAATACTCTTGCTGCAATGCAGCATATAAATCCAAAGAGTATACTTTCATCTTTTCCTACAGCGTTTTATATAAAAGAGGGGCAAGTAGCGCTAGAAGTTATAAACGCGGGTATAAATTTAGGGGCTTTGAAAGTAAATTCAATTTTTGAACCTAATTCTTACTTATTGCATAATGAACCGGGGTATATAATTTCTGGGGCTCCAGTTAAAACATTTACACTCCTTGCCGGGTTTATATTTACCTCTGGTAATTGGATACAAGAAATACCTTACGACCCTAATTTTTATTTTTCTGGGGAAGAACAAGGGCTTGCAATTAGGTCTTATACGCACGGTTGGGACATTTTTAGCCCACCTGCTGCCCCCGTATACCATTTGTACGACAACCCCCTTAGTTCAGAACGTCGTCCACGTCGGGAAAACCCAGAGAGCGATAAGGTTGCCCACGAAAAGGCCGCATCATTACTTGCTTTAGCCGAGAAACGCCTGTCTAGACTGATAGAAGGCGAGGACTTGGGGGTGTATTCCCTAGGCAAAGTACGTACTTTGGAAGAGTATGCAGCGTTTTCTGGAATTGATTACAAAGCAAAAACTGTATCTCCTAAAGCTTGGAGTGACTACAAAAGGATAGGAAATGACTGAACTAGACGTTATTGAATCAAAGATTGAAGAAAATAAAGCTAATATGACCATTGCTATATCTAGCGGCGGTTGTAAGGACTTTGGTGAGTACCAAAGAATTTGCGGGGTGATTTACGGTCTTAACCTTGTGAAGTCAGATATTCAAGACCTGCGTAAACAAGCGGAGAAATTTGCCAATGAATGACTTTAATATTAATGCTGTAAACCTTTCTGGAGTGCTTAACACCTCCACGGAAGAAAAAGCAAAACAAGTACCCGATCCGGTTACTTATCATCTTCTTTGTATGCTCCCCAAAGCGGAAGAAGAATTAAGCGCAACTGGACTGGTAAAAACTGTACAAATGATGCACCACGAGGAGCTTTTATCCCCCGTATTGTTTGTGGCAAAAGTAGGGCCAGATGCATTTAAAGATGAAAAACGCTTTCCAAGTGGCCCAAGCTGCAAGGTGGGTGACTTTATTCTTACCCGCCCCAATACCGGAACCCGAATGAAAATTCACGGGACAGAATGGCGCTTAATTAACGACGACTCGGTGGAAGCGGTGGTACAAGACCCCCGTGGAATCCAACGTCCATAAGGAGTTGTTATGGCTACTAAAGAAGAATATAAGTTTCCTGATGAGCAGGAAAACAAAAACGAGTCCGAGATTGAAATTGAGATTGAAGACGATACCCCCGAAGAAGATCGTAACCGAACCCCAATGGATGAAGCCCCAAAGGAAGTTACGGATGATGAGCTTGCTAAGTACGACGAAAGCGTAAAGAAGCGGATCAAACATTTTTCTAAAGGGTACCACGAAGAAAGGCGTAGGGCTGATGCCGCGCTTCGGGAAAAGGATGAAGCTTTACGGTTAACGCAGCAAGTTGTCGAGGAGAACAAAAAACTCAAAGGCTCGCTAAATACTAACCAAGCCGCCTTGTTGGAGCAAGCCAAAAAAGTGGTTTCCAATGAGATGGAAGAGGCTAAGGAAAAGTACAAACAAGCCATGTATTCTGGGGATGCCGACGCTATTATTCAGGCCCAAGAAGATATAGCTGTGGTAAGAAGTAAGCTTGAAAAAGTTAACAACTACCGCCCAGCCCCTTTACAAGATGAAGAATCTAGTGTACAAACTACCCCGGAACCTTCTGCGCCTCCTCCTGACCAAAAAGCGTTATCATGGCAGCAGAAGAACAATAAGTGGTTTGGTGTTGACGAGGAAATGACTAGCTTTGCCCTTGGACTCCATACCAAGCTAGTTAAATCAGGAGTCGATCCTCAGTCAGATGAATATTATGAGAGAATTAACTCTCGATTACGAAAAGTGTTTCCCGATGAGTTTGAATCTGAGAAACCGGCGGATGCGCAAACTTCGCCTCGAAAATCAAACGTAGCACCTGCTACTAGAAGTACTGCACCGCGAAAAATCGTGCTTACTCAGACACAGGTGAGTCTCGCCAAAAAGCTTGGTGTTCCATTGGAACTCTATGCTCGTAAGGTTGCTGAAGAACAAATGAGGAAATGATTATGGCTGAATCTAAACTAGCTCGTGAACTTGAAACCCGTGAGAAATTTGAGCGCCCTAAACGCTGGATGCCTCCCCAACTTCTACCCGACCCTAACCCGGAACCGGGATATGCGTTTCGTTGGATTCGTATTTCAGTTTTGAACAAAGACGATGCTACAAATCTTTCTTCGAAGTTACGTGAAGGCTGGGAGCCTGTAAAGTCTTCTGACCACCCTGAGATTCGTTTATTTGGTTCTACTGTTGGACAGTTTCCTGATAGCGTTATTGTGGGTGGTTTGATGCTATGCAAAACCCCAGTGGAATTTATAGAGCAACGTGATGCATATTTTGCTGGGCAAGCAGAAGCGCAAATGAACTCTGTAGATAACACTTACATGCGCGAGAGCGACCCTCGGATGCCTTTGTTTAAAGAACGAAGCTCTAGCGTTACTTTCGGTAAAGGTATTTAATTTTTTGGAGTTTAACTATGGCTTATCCTACAGTTAGCGCCCCATACGGTCTAAAGCCTGTCAATCGAATTGACGGCCTCCCTTATGCTGGTGCTATTCGTCAGATTCCCGTAGCTGCTAGTTTTGCAACCGCTATTTTTAATGGCGACACTGTACAAATTGACAGCACCGGTTATCTGGTTCTTTCTACCACTACCAACTCTGGTGCAGTCGTTGGCGTCTGTATTGGCGGTCAGTATGTAAACTCTAGCGGTCAAACCGTTCAGGGCCAATATCTGCCTGCTTTGATTTCTACGTCTACTAACCTTGCTTATGCATACGTTGTGGATGATCCTATGGCACTGTTTAAAGTAGCCGTGGTTTCGTCTGGCACGACCATGAGTTCCGCAGGTCGCACCGTAGTAGGAGCTAACTTGGCTTTGGTACTGAATGCTGGCAACACCACCACTGGTGATTCCGCGTATGCAGTTACCTTGACTGGTGCTGGTACTACTGCGACTATCCCAATCCGTGTTATCGACGTAGTGCCTGAGACTGCTACCGCAGCCGATACCTACACCGAACTATTGGTGAAGATTAACACTCACCAATATAACAACACCACTGGTGTTTAAGGAGTAAATCATGGCTATTTCACGCGCACAACTACTTAAAGAACTGCTCCCCGGTCTGAATGCATTGTTTGGTCTGGAGTACGCTAAATACGGCGAAGAGCACAAGGAAATCTACGAAACCGAAACGTCGGAGCGTAGCTTTGAAGAAGAAACGAAACTGTCGGGCTTTTCTGCCGCACCAGTCAAAAACGAGGGTTCTGCCATCGCTTATGACAATGCACAGGAAGCATGGACTGCTCGTTACAACCACGAAACCATTGCAATGGGATTCTCTATCACTGAAGAAGCTGTGGAAGATAACTTGTATGACTCGCTGTCTGCTCGTTACACCAAGGCACTGGCTCGTGGTATGGCTTATACCAAGCAAGTCAAAGCAGCTTACGTGTTGAACAATGCATTTACCACTACCGTCGTTTATGGCGATGGTGTGTCTTTATGTAATACAGCACACCCGCTGATTTCTGGTGGTACTAACAGCAATCGTCCTTCTACCGGCGCTGACTTGAATGAGACTTCGTTGGAAAACGCAGTTATTCAGATCGCTGGCTGGACAGACGAGCGTGGCCTGCTGATTGCAGCTAAGCCCGCTAAGCTGATTGTTCCTCCATCTCTGATGTTCGTTGCTACCCGTTTGTTGGAAACCAGCCTGCGTGTTGGTACTACCGACAACGATATCAACGCTCTGAAGAACAACGGTTCGATCCCTGAAGGTTACACCGTTAACCACTTCTTGACCGACACAAACGGCTGGTTCTTGACCACTGATGTACCTAACGGTTTGAAGCATTTTGTCCGTACTCCGCTGGCTAACAGCATGGACGGCGACTTCGATACCGGCAACGTGCGCTACAAGGCCCGCGAGCGTTACAGCTTCGGCGTGTCTGACCCTCTGGGTATCTTTGGATCGCCCGGTTCGTCCTAAGCCTTCGGGCTTTAAGAAAGGCTCCTTCGGGGGCTTTTTTTATTTGCACAGGTGTTTAAATTTGTGATATATTGCATCCAACCCGGGCTTTCCGGTGCATCAAACTGTCCCGGCAGACGACATACCGATTGATGTACCTAACTTGTATGTAAGGAATTATCATGGGATTCGCAACTCACCTTGGCCCTTGGCTGCTTGGCACGGTAAAAAACACCACCGGCACTACTGCTGGAACCATTCAAAACACTGGTACTACCCTAGTCTCCCAGACTAAAAAAGTAGTTTATACCGGCACTGTAGCTGCAGCCACTGCTACTACAACGCTGTTTACCATCCCAGCAGGATCACAGATTGTCAGTATTTTTATTGACACTTTAGTGGCTTTTACTGGCTCTACCGCAGCCAATGTGGTAGTTGGAACTTCAGCCACTACAAATTTGTTCTGGGCTTCTACAGACATCACCGCCCAAGGCCGCTTGGCTAATACTAATGCTGCTGCTAAATTGGTTAATTGGGCTGGCGCAACAAGTACTGCATCTCCTAACGGTATTGGTGTTGGCGCAACTGACGTTATTATTCAAGCAGCATTAACTCCTACCGTTGCTGATGTAACCGCAGGAACTGTTCAATACACTATCGTGTATGCCGTTGCAAACTCGGACGGAACTCAGTCTCCCGTGTCTGCTTAATTAATCTTAGGGGCTTCGGCCCCTGCTTTATAGGAGATTGATTATGAACCAGACACCTGTAAAACAGGCACACATAAACGCCAGTGGTTTTCTGGTACTTGGGCGTAACCGCGTAAAAGGCATTTCCTTTGTTGGGACTGCTACTGCGGGCTATGTGGCGCTATTTGATACCACTACGGCTCCAGTAACAACCGGAACTTATGCGCGGTCTGCATATACAGTTACCGTTACGCAAACAGCACATGGCCTAGTAACTGGGCAAGTGATTGGTATTGATTTTGCAGCGGGCACAGGCGGCACAGCTACTAACGGCAACTATCCAGTTACGGTATTGACCTCCAGCACGTTTACGATTACTGATATCAACACCGGGTCTATTACGGCAGGCGCAGCAATGGTGTATTCGGATCGTTGGCTGATGAGCTACGATGTAAGCGCAAGTGATAGCTTTAACAACTCTCCATTTATCCCTGATGATGGCGTTATAGCTGTAAATGGCGTCTACGCGCAGATGTCTAACCTATTGGCGGTAAACATTTTCTATGGCTGATAAGAGCTTCAACTTGGTGGGACGCAAGCTTATGCTTGCTATCCCGTGTTATGACGGCAAAGTCAATATTAGAACTGCATTTGCCATAGCCCAACTCGTCCCCAAGTTGGATAAGATGGGTGTCCAGATTCATCTGGTTCACCTGTCTGGTTGCTCTATCATCTCCAAGGCTCGTAACAAGCTGGTACGCAACTTCACCGAAACTGACTGCACTGACCTGTTGTTTGTAGATGCAGATGTGGTCATTAACGTAGAAGCCGTAACCCGCTTACTGGCGCTGTCCACGGACAAAGATGTGGTTGCCGGTACTTATCCGCGCCGTGCAGATGACGCCAAGTTCTTCCTTGACTTTTATTTGGATGAAGACCACCAGTTAGAATTTGATGAGAATGGACTTATGCGGGTGGAGAGTGCGCCTACTGGGTTCATGCTTATCCGCCGCCATGTGATTGATTACATGATGGAGAAACATCCTGAGTGGCGTTACGCCGGGGATGGTGATGGAGAAGATGAATATGCTATCTTTGACTTCCTGTTGATTGATGGGCAGTACATTGGCGAGGACTATGCATTTTGCCGTCGCGCTCGCGAGGAAGGGTTTAAGATTTACTTAGACCCTATGATTAGTTTGCCACATATAGGTTCAAAAGAATTCACGCGTAACTTTGAACAAGATGCCTTGCAACCGCTCCTTAAAGAACATGCCCGGCTTAAACTTAAAGTAGCAAATGGCTAAGAAGACCCCATCCCTTGCAGTAGGTCGTGGCGAGAAGTTGCCTGTTTCCAAAGGGGCTGGGCTGACTGCCAAAGGCCGTGCTAAATACAATGCAGCAACAGGCAGTAACCTCAAGGCTCCACAACCCCAAGGTGGCGCACGCAAAAACTCATTTTGTGCGCGGATGTCTGGTATGCCGGGGCCGATGAAAGACGAAAAAGGTAAGCCTACTCGTAAGGCTGCTTCACTAGCAAGATGGAAGTGTTAGGAGTAAATTATGGGCCGCTTAAATAGACCAGCGCAAGAAGGGTATACATACCGCTCTCCCGGACAAACTAATGCTAGGGATTTACTCCCTAATCTGAACGAAGATGTAGTTGCGTCCCAAAGAGCCGATGCCGAACGTATACGTAGGGGGCTAAACCCCACTGCTCAAAGTGAGTACAACCGCAGGATGCAACAAGAAGCTGGTGGTAGGGGTACAACACGCAGTGGAGGCCGTGCTGGACTTGGTAGTTTAGCTTTAGAGGCCGGATATGAATTGGGACGTGCAATAGACGAAAAGACCGGCATAGGTAAAAAGATTGTAGACAAATCTGGCCTTGGTGACGTTGTAGATAAAGTCGTGAACATGCGCGATAAGGTAGAACTTAGTCCACGAGCAAAAGAAAAAGTTGCTGACTTAGATGACTCTGATTCTGGCCCAGATAAGTTTAAACCCCAGTACTCAGAAGGTGACTTTGGCATGAAAAAAGGTGGCAAAGTAAAGAAAATGGCTTCTGGTGGTAAGGTATCCAGCGCTTCTAAGCGGGCTGATGGCATAGCTCAACGCGGTAAAACCAAAGGTAGGATGTGCTGATATGGAAGACGCAATACAAACTGCCCGTGAACTAGCTACCCATGCTTCTGACATTGCACACCTGCAATCAGATATGGACAAGATGGCTGCGGACATAAATGATATTAAGAAAATGCTTGCTGACATTGATAAAACTCTGTCCGAAGCCAAAGGTGGCTGGAAAATGCTTCTAGCAGTTGGTGGTTTCGCTGGAGTTGTTGGCGCAGGGCTTATGCAAGTACTGCACTGGTGGAATAAATAATGCCTTCAACTAGCAAGAAGCAACACAATTTCATGGAAGCGATAGCTCACTCGCCATCGTTTGCCAAGAAAGCAGGAGTCCCACAATCTGTGGGGCAAGATTTCAGCAAGGCCGATAAAGGCAAAACTTTTAAACGAGGTGGTGATATGGCTACAAAAGGTGTGAATCCCTTTGCAAAATTTGAGAAATCCGGTAAGGATGTCGAGAAAAAGGGCATGAAAGAAGGCTCTAAAGCTGACATGATGCTGGACAAGAAACAAATGATGGGAATGAAAAAAGGCGGCGGCGTTAAAAAGATGGCTTCTGGCGGTTTTACTCGTTCTGCCGACGGTATTGTTTCCAAAGGTAAAACCAAAGCTAAACAAATTAAAATGAACAAGGGCGGCATGGCCTGCTAAGGATTAATCATGGCGCATAAAAAAACACGTTTTGGTAGTGGCGGTGATATTTCTGATATTACTGAGGGTGAAGATTACGAACCGGATACGGGAACTTCCGCGGCTACAGTAGTTCAAGGTAAAAAACCTATGCTTAAGCCAAAACCTATGCCTAAGCCAAAACCAAAAATGCCGATCTATAAGGATAGTGTTCCTGTAGATGAGCCGATAAAGAAGATGGCTAAGGGCGGTTCTGCTTCCTCACGCGCTGATGGCTGTGCCCAACGTGGGAAAACTAAAGGAATGATGCGGTGAGAGCTTCACGCGGCATGGGTGATATCAATCCTTCCAAAATGCCCGGTGCTAAGAAAAAAGCACGTCGGGACAATACTGACTTCACGCAATACGCTGAAGGCGGCAAGGTAAATGCTGCGGGAAACTATACTAAGCCAAGTCTGCGTAAACGCATTGTGTCTCAAGTCAAAGCTGCGGCTACACAAGGTACAGGTGCTGGTCAGTGGTCAGCCCGTAAAGCGCAACTTGTGGCTAAGAAGTACAAAGCTGCTGGCGGAGGGTACAGAGATTGAAAGCACCGCAGCAATCCCTAAAAGCTTGGGGCGACCAGAAATGGCGCACCAAGTCGGGGAAGCCGTCGTCCAAAACAGGTGAGCGATACCTGCCTGAAGCTGCTATAAAATCTTTGTCATCGGCTGAGTATGCAGCGACTACCAAAGCAAAACGTGCGGGTAAGGCAGCAGGTAAACAGTTTGTGGTGCAGCCTAAAACCATAGCAAAGAAAACAGCGAGGTACAGATAATGGCTGAAAAATGGATTCAAAAGGCAATTAAAAAGCCCGGTGCCTTAAAGGCCCAGCTTGGCGTTAAAGGTGATAAACCTATCCCGGCAAAAAAACTAGCCGCAGCAGCTAAAGCCCCGGGTAAAATGGGGCAACGTGCTAGGTTAGCACAGACCCTTAAAGGGCTTAAATGAGCACTTCGGGAACCGCTACTTTTGACCTTGACCTCACGGAAATTGTGGAGGAAGCGTTTGAACGTGCAGGTTCTGAGTTACGCACGGGCTATGACCTGCGCACTGCTAGACGCAGTTTAAACATCATGTTTGCTGATTGGGCAAACCGTGGCATAAACATGTGGACGTTTGAGCAAGGGACTATTACTTTGGTTTCGGGGTTAAACACTTACCCTATTCCTACAGATACAGTAGACCTATTAGAACATGTGATTCGTACTGGCTCTAATACGGCGTCTACTCAGTCGGATTTAACCATTACGCGGATTAGTGTTAGCACCTACGCTACGATCCCCAACAAGCTTCAGCAAGCCCGCCCAATCCAAATGTGGTTCCAGCGGCTTGATGGGCAGATTACAGCTTCGGCTACTACGCTGAGTGCCACTATTACAGCTACAGACACTACTATTTCTGTAACGTCTGCTACCAACTTACCCGCTACTGGTTACTTGCTGATAGGCACAGAAACCATTTATTACGGATACATATCAGGGAATACCCTATATAGCATTGCTCGTGGGCAGAACAATACAACTGCCGCTGCACATACATCAGGCGATGCGGTGGCTATTCAGAACCTCCCACGGGTAACTCTTTGGCCTACCCCGGATAACTCTACAACCTACCAATTTGTCTACTGGCGTATGCGCCGTATTGATGATGCTGGCACTGGTGTAAACACAATGGATGTACCTTTTAGATTTATGCCTTGCATGATTGCGGGCTTGTCGTATTACATAGCTCAAAAGATACCGGGCGGCATGGAGCGCCTACCAATCCTAAAAGCTCAGTACGATGAAGCTTGGCAGTTAGCCGCAGATGAAGACCGGGAAAAAGCGGCTATACGCTTTGTACCCCGCCAAATGTTTATATCGTAATGGGTAATAGATTTGCCTCTGGTAAAAAGGCGATTGCGGAATGTGATCGTTGTGGTCAACAATTTCTGCTAAAGAAGTTAAAAACAGAGATAATCAAGCAACGGAAATATGAATTACTTGTATGTCCTACATGTTGGGACCCCGACCAGCCGCAATTAATGCTGGGTACATTTCCAGTAGATGACCCGCAAGCACTGCGTAACCCTCGTAAAGATACAACTTACGTGACTTCGGGTAACAATGTAAACGGGTTTCCTGCTAGCGGTTCGCGGGATATCCAGTGGGGCTGGGCTCCGGTAGGCGGAGCTAGTTTTTTTGACGTAGGTTTAACACCCAATTACTTGGTTGGAACCACAAGTGTTGGTACAGTAACGGTTTCATAGGAGTCCATGATGGCTAAAGAAAACATGAAAAATGACACGGCGCAAGACAAGGCCATGATTAAAAAAGCATTTAAGCAGCACGATGCTCAAGAGCATAAGGGCGGCAAGGGTACAACTTTGAAGCTTAAAAAAGGTGGCCCTACCGGTGAAGACCGTATGCGTATGGGCCGTAATCTGTCCCGCGCAGCTAACCAGAAAACGGGGTAAATCATGGCCTACAGTATGAAAAAAGGTGGTAAAGAAGTTGGCTCCGCTGCCGTCTATGCAAAACCGCATACGATGGATGGTAAGGCCATGAAAATTTCTAGCAACCCCGGTAAGAATTCTGAGATATCCAGCACGGCTGATATGCGTATGAGTGTTGGTATGTACAACAACGGTCCCGATAAGCCAACCAAAACTGACGGCATTAAAATTCGTGGTACTGGCGCAGCCACTAAAGGCGTAATGGCACGAGGTCCGATGGCATGAACTACGCTGAGCTTTCAACGGCAATACAAACTTACACGGAAAATTATTTTCCGACGATTACTACTGCAAGTTCGTATACGGCTGGAAGTTTCACTGTTGGGTCAATTTACACAATTACTTCAGTTGGTACAACCAACTTTATAGCAATTGGCGCTTCATCTAGCGCGGTTGGTGTAGTTTTTACTGCTACCGGAGTTGGTTCTGGAACTGGCACAGCGGTATTAACTTCTACATCTACGACTCAGATTAACCGGTTTATCCAACAGGCAGAGCAGCGCATCTACAACTCGGTACAGTTTCCGTCGATACGCAAAAACGTGACAGGAACAATTACTGCAAACAACAAGTACTTGTCCGCTCCAGACGACTTCTTAGCGCCTTACTCTTTGGCTATTTACCCTTATGGTGGCGGTGATTACATATATCTTCTGAACAAAGATGTAAATTTTATGCGTGAGGCTTACCCCGGCCCAACAAGCACAGGAACGCCAAAGTACTACGCGCTGTTTGGGCCTACGATTGCTAGTTCTGTGATAACTAATGAATTAAGTTTTATCCTTGGCCCCACGCCAGATGCCGCCTACTCCGCAGAACTTCACTACTACTATTACCCTGAGTCAATTACCACAGTCGCTAGTGGACAAACTTGGTTGGGCGATAACTTTGATTCTGTGTTGTTGTATGGGGCTTTGGTAGAAGCGTACACCTTTATGAAAGGTGAAGCGGACATAGTAGCTTTATACAATCAGAAGTACGTTCAAGCGCTTACATTGGCTAAACGTCTGGGTGATGGTATGGAACGTCAAGACGCATACCGTAGTGGGCAAATAAGGATTCAAGTGCCATGAGCATTGTCCAGACCCAAACCACCAGCTTCAAGAAGGAGTTGTACACGGCTGTTCACAACTTGGCTACGGACACAATTAAGATTGCGTTGTACACGGGTAATGCTGACTTGAATGAGACTACAACAGTCTACAGCGCTACCAACGAAGTCTCAGGTACAGGCTACACGGCTGGCGGGGCTACCATGACTGGGGTAGCCATTAGCTCATCGGGCTACGTGGCCTACGCAAACTGGGACAATGTGTCTTGGACAGCAGCTTTGACCGCTCGGTGTGCTTTAATCTACAACGTTACGCAAGGTAACAAGTCTATTGCGGTTCTGGACTTTGGCTCTGACAAAACATCGACCACCACGTTTACAATCACCATGCCAGCTAACACTTCAACCACTGCACTTATTAGGAGTTCAAATTGATAGTCACTACCACCAAAGGCGATATGGACGATTCCTTGTTGGAACACCGTTCAGGCGAAACTGACAATGACAATGAGTCAACAGCTTGGACAGAGTACTGGCTGGATGGCGAATTGGTTCACCGATCTGTTCATATTACGTTGAAAAAAATGCTTACCGTTGCAGGTGGCGAAACTGCTTTCTTTTAAGGAAATATCATGGCAAATACTCAATCACTATGCACATCATTCCTCGGGGAACTAATGCTGGGTCAACACCAGCTTGGTACTTCGACTATTGTTTCACGTACTAGCTTGACCGCGCCTACTACGGACACGGTAAAAGCCGCTTTATACATAACTACAGCCACCATTAATGCTGCAACTACCGTATATTCGGCTACAAACGAAGTATCGGGCACAAACTATACAGCCGGTGGTGTAACGGTAACAAACGCCACTGCACCAACTTCTGCCAACACTAGTTCTACAGCAGGCGTAGGCTACTGGACTCCCTCTGCAAGTATTGTGTACACAACTGTGACATTAGCTACTACGTTTGATACCGTATTGATTTATAACTCCACACAGAGTAATAAAGCTATTGGTGTTTATACGTTTACCGCCCAGACCATTACGGCTGGTACATTAACGTTGACTATGCCTACTAATTCATCAACTCTTGCATTAGTACGTCTGGCTACAGCTTAATAGTGGGGTACGGCTAAACGCCGTGTAATTCATGGTAAATATTGCTTTTTCTGTTGATGTATTGACGGAGTAAAGTATGGCAACACTTATAGGCAGTTTTGCTACCGGTAGTAGAGGAACACTAACTTCAGTTAATGCACTTACAGGCAGATCAGCTACCGGTAGTACAGGAACACTAACTTCAGTTAATGCACTTACAGGCGGATCAGCTACCGGTAGTACAGGAACACTAACTTCAGTTAATGCACTTACAGGCGGATCAGCTACCGGTAGTACAGGAACGCTAACTTCAATTTATGCATCTGTAGGTGGGTTAGCTATAGGTAGCACAGGAACGATTGCAACTTTTCAAGCTGTTTCAATAGATTTAGTTGGTATATCAGCTACCGGTAGTGCAGGAATATTACCAACGTTAACAGGCGCAAGGGCATTAGGGTCTACTGGTACTATTATCCCAGTTGGATGGGGTAATATTGATAACGCTGAAAACGCTAATTGGACGCTTATTAATACGAATACATATTAAAGAGAAAATATCATGACCGTTAATTACACAACTAGTTTACAGCTTGGGCAACCTGTAACCGGAACAGAGTCTGGTACATGGGGCGATGACGTAAACAACTCAGTTACGTCTTACTTAGACATTGCCATTGCTGGCGGTTTGGCGATTGCAATTACTACAACAGATATCACACTTACGCTAACTCAGGGTACAAGCGTAGCAACTGGAATTATTTCTACCGGAGCCACTGGTAGTACTGCTCAATACGCAATCCTAAACATTACAGGTGCTAAAACAGCAGCGCGAAACTTAATCCTTCCAAGTAGCAGCAGGCACTACGTCATCAATAACGCCGCAGCCACAGGAGGATTTTTACTTACAGTTAAAGGCGCAGCTACTTCTGGGGTTACGTTAGTTGATGGCGAAAAAGCAATTGTGGCTTGGAATGGCACTGACTATGTAAAAATTTCATCTAGCGTGGTGTCTAATTTAACCGGCACTCTTCCTGTTGCTAACGGGGGCACAGGGGTTACCACTTCCACTGGTTCAGGCAGTGTTGTTTTATCAACTAGCCCAACACTAGTCACCCCCTTGCTAGGCACGCCCACATCTGGGGTAATGACAAATGTTACTGGATTACCGCTTTCTACGGGCGTGACAGGAACACTCCCAGTTGCCAATGGAGGTACAGGGGTTACCACTTCCACTGGTTCAGGCAGTGTTGTTTTATCAACTAGCCCAACTTTGGTAACTCCCGCATTAGGAACACCCTCCGCGTTAGTGGGTACAAATATTACAGGCACAGCTACAGCGTTTACAGCAAGTAATGTTACTACCAACGCCAATCTAACGGGCGACGTTACCAGTGTTGGCAATACAACTACACTACCCAATGCATCAGTAATAGGTAAGGTACTGACAGGGTACGTTTCTGGAGCAGGAACAGTTGCAGCCACGGATTCAATTCTGCAAGCAATTCAAAAGTTAAACGGTAATGATGCAACAAACGCTAACTTAACAGGTGTAGTTACGTCTGTAGGTAATCTTACATCTTTTAACTCATCTACTGGTTCAGGAGCAGTTGTTCTTGCTACTAGTCCAACATTAGTAACCCCTGCTCTTGGCACGCCTTCAGCCATTGTTTTAACTAGTGCAACAGGTTTGCCTCTAACTACAGGTGTAACAGGAAATCTTCCCGTTACTAATTTAAACTCAGGCACTTCTGCTTCAGCTACAACATTTTGGCGTGGAGATGGTGCTTGGGCAACTCCTTCTGGTGGTGCAACTTTAGGCGCTAATACATTCACAGGTAGCCAAACTATTAGCGGGGCTAATTCATTGCGTGGTTCTTTTGGTAGTGGGGGTAGTTCTCTTAATATGGCATTAGGAACCGACGCGTTACTTAACAATACTACGGGTACTAGAAACCTAGCCGTGGGAAGTAGTGCACTTTTATATACTACCACAGGTACTTATAACGTAGCCGTGGGTCTAAGCGCGCTTCAACGTAATACTACTGTTGTTAGTACTTTTGGGGCTATTACAGGTGGCACAGGTTACACACCAAACCTTACTGCTGTAGCAGCAACCCTATCTTATGTATCAGGTTCAACTGCCATATCTTACCCATCCGTACTTATTACAACTAATGCTAGTGGCGTAGTTACTGCTGTAACTCTGGTAGTTTCTGCTTTCGGGGTATCGGGCGGTTATGGATTTCAAGATACAACAACGGTAATGTCATGCACTTCTATTGGCGCGGGCTCTGGTTTTGCTATATCACCTGCTACGCTAGCATCAGGCGACTATAACGTAGCTATTGGAGCACAAGCTTCACTTAACACTGCGCAAGGCTATAGCAATACAGCAATCGGTTCTTTTGCACTTTATAATAACGTTTCAGGCAACAACAATACAGCAACCGGTTATTCTGCACTTTATTATAATGTTTCAGCCTCAAACAACGCAGCTTTTGGGCACAATGCGCTCATTAACAACACCACAGGCGCTGATAATACGGCAGTTGGAAAAAGTGCCGGGACAATAATTACCACTGGCGCACAAAACACGGTTATCGGTTCTGGCGCTAACCTAGCAGTAGCTACAAACAGCAACTCAATTGTTATTGGGTACAACGCTGTTGGTCAAGGGGCAAATACTGCTGTTTTAGGTAATTCATCTATCGTAGATAATTACTTTTTTGGCCGGGTAAATATTCCAAAATTTACCACCGCCGCTGCGCCTGCATGGGTACTTGGCGCAATGTACTTTGATACAACCCTTAACAAACTTCGCATTGGCGGGGTTTCGGCTTGGGAAACGGTAACTTCAACTTAAACATTTAAGAAAATTTAAAAATGAAAAATACCCCAGAACAAATTGCTAGGCACTACTCTGCTGCTATGGATTCCGTCAATTTAATTACCGCACTGGCGGCACAAGAGACTATGACCGAGAATGACCAAGACACAATGCAGAGAAACAAGAAACATTTGCAATTTATGTTAGCCCAAGATTATTGGACAACTGAGGATTTAACGCCTTTTGAAACCGCAGTAAACGCATAACTAAGAGTAAGTTAGTAAAAAACTAGTTGGAATTTGAGCCATGTTCTATGCGTTTGTTTCTGTTTTGTTTTTTGATGCTGGTAACAGGGTCGTCGGCGCAGGACAAGCTCATACTGTCTACGGAGCCGCCTCCTCTACCAAAGCCAAAACCCAAACAAACGGTTTGCGCGGTACAGGATTTGTACGTTATTGGTTGGACAATGCACGACCCAGCAGAGCGCCACAAGGCCATGCTGGATTGGCTGGATAAGACATCATGCAGTTCGGACGATTACGTCCTTATTTGGAACGCCTTGCCGGAGTGGGCAGGCACATCAGACAGTCCTTTGCTTAGAGCCAAAATCATGGAGAAGGCAAGATGAACAGTAAAGACAAGCTAGTAAATGTCGTAACCTACATGGTCACCGCTACTCTGTGTGCCGTTGTGCTATCTTTGATATGGGCGCTGATCCACGGTTTGTTTGTCAAGGAAGTAGACAACACCAAGATATTTGAGATCATTGGCCCTGCTTTTCAGACCATCATCGGAGGCTTAATCGGTTGGTTATCGGGCCTCAAAGTAGGCGCACACAAAGAAGACAAACCCGAATGCGAAAAGGACTGATATGTTTGAACTACTAAGTGGCGGTATAGCTGGTTCCCTACTTGGGGGCTTATTTCGTTTGGCTCCTGAAGTCCTTAAATGGGTGGACAAGAAAAACGAGCGTGCGCATGAACTGGCAATGTTCAGCCAGCAGTGCCAACTGGAAACCGTGCGGGGCCAGCAAAAACTAGCTGAGATTGGCGCACAGCGCGAGGCAACGGTGGACTCCGGGGTCATGGATGCGTTTAACGCAGCGATTAATCAACAGACCGACATGGTTAAAGTTGCCGGTGGATGGGCTGCAAGTCTATCTGCTTCGGTACGCCCAGTAGCAACCTACTGGATTTTGCTATTGTGGAGCTTTGCTCACATCTGGTTTGCCTTGACAGCGTGGATGGCGGGTTCTCCCCCAGAGGCTGTGTTTAAACTAATCATGACCGCTGACTTTGCCGCGTTGGTATCGGGTACGTTGAACTACTGGTTCCTTGATAGGACGCTGGCAAAGCGTGGGATATGAATCTGGACATAGCCGCAGCACTGTGTAAACAGTTTGAAGGGTATAGGGGTAAACCCTATCTATGCCCTGCGGGCATTCCTACGATTGGTTATGGCAGCACCTACTACGCTGATGGGCGCAAGGTGACTTTGAATGACCATCCAATGTCTGAGCCTGATGCCGCTGTACTGCTGCTACAAGAACTACAGCACACGTATCTACCGGGCGTTTTACGGAACTGTCCTGTCCTGCTGACCGACGAGAAAAAGTGCAACGCTATTGTGGATTTCGCCTACAATTTAGGCACTGGACGTTTGCAGACTAGCACCCTCAAGCGTAAGATAAATGCACAGGACTGGGACGGCGCAAAAGAACAACTTTTGCTCTGGACAAAAGGTGGCGGACGAGTCTTGCCGGGATTACTCAAACGCAGAAATGCGGAATGCCGATTACTGGATTAACGTATGCCCTTACAGAAACTGACGCTCAAGCCGGGGGTAAACCGGGAAAACACTCGGTACACTAACGAGGGTGGTTGGTACGAGTCCGACAAGGTGCGTTTTCGCCAAGGCACACCCGAAAAAATTGGCGGTTGGCAACGGATTTCAGCTAATACATTTCTTGGAGTATGCCGTTCTTTGTGGAACTGGGTAACTCTGACAGGGCAGAACCTGCTTGGCATCGGGACTTCCGTTAAGTTTTACATTGAGAACGGCGGCGCGTATTACGACGTAACCCCAATCCGCATAGAAAATACTTTAACTAACCCGTTTACTACCAACACAACGACTAATTCTGGTGGTTATACAACGGTAACAGTAACAGCGCCTCCGGGGTTTGCCAACGGGGATTACGTTACTTTTTATGGTGGGTCTGCTGTTGGTGGTGTTACTGTGTTGGGGGAATACCAATTAACCTACCTGACTTCCTCTACGTATTCAATTAGTGTTTTAGGCACGGCATCTTCTTCTACCACTGGCGGCGGCACTGTCTACGCGGTTTACCAAGTTACGTCTGGGTCTGTTACCTATACTCCTTCTGATGGATGGGGTGCGAGCACTTGGGGAACTCCTCCGGCGGTTGCATTACCCTCTACTGTAGGCACATGGGGGTATGGCTTAACGGTTACGCTTTCAGCTACAGGCGCTCGTATTTGGAACCAAACAAATTGGGGGCAAGACTTAGTTTATGGCCCCCGTGGTTTTCCTTTGTATTACTGGAATGCCACTGTAGGGTATTCAAATACAACGATTACAATATCTATTGCTTCTCCGTGTGTAGTTATTTGCAGCCTTGGTCTAGTAGATTTAACGCCTATAACGCTTGCTACAACTGGAGCGCTACCACCAGAATTAATACCCGGTATTACATACTACGTAAGATATATATCTTCGGGCTCATTTAATTTAGCAACATCTGCTACCGCAAATGCAATATTATCGGGAGTAACTATCGCAGGTACAGCAGGACAATTTAGTTGTACTGCCTCAAGTATTACGTTAGTAGTTGGTCAATCAATAACAATAAGTAGCGTTAGTTACGCTGTTGCGTTAGCAGGAAATCAAGCCGTTGGTGCTGCTGGAACTATAGCTACTAGCGTTAGTACTCAATCCAGTAGTGTAGCTTTCGGTGCTACAGGAACTATACTTGTTAGCGCTAGCGGTATAAACAAAGGTAATGTAGCTTCTGGTGCTACTGGAACTATAGGTGTTTCTTCTAGTACTGGTGGTCCTATTTCCGGCTACACCAACCCTACAACGTATTACATCGTTGCTACTAATGGGTCAACGACATTTACCCTATCCACTACGGCTGGTGGTTCAGGTGTTCCAACTATGGTAGGTACTCCAACGGGGCTTACTTTTACTTTATCAACAATTATTAATACTACCGGCACACAATCAGGTACACAATCTGTTTCCCCCCGTGGTATTTTGTTGTCTAGTCTTGCTGGCTCTGACAGCTCTTGCCCGCTCTATCAAAATACATTTGCTGTATCTGATGCCAGCAGGTTCTTACTTGTTTTTGGTACAAACGACTACGGCAGTACTACGCTTGACCCTATGCTCATACGTTGGTCGGATCAAGAATCTTTGACCACATGGTTCCCTGCTGTTACCAATCAGGCAGGTAGCTTGCGCCTGTCTCACGGCTCCAAGATTGTTACTACTTTGCAAAGCCGTCAAGAGATTTTGGTATGGACAGATTCAACCATGTATTCATTGCAATACCTTGGACCTCCTGTTGTTTGGGGGGTACAGCTTCTAGCAGACAATGTTTCTATTATTGGCCCTAATGCTACAGTAATGGCTTCAGGTGTTTCCTATTGGATGGGTGTAGATAAGTTCTACAAATACGATGGTCGTGTACAAACGCTACGTTGTGACCTGCGCCAATATATTTATAGTAATATTAATCTTCAGCAATCTGACCAAGTATTTGGTAGTACCAATGAAGGCTTTAATGAAGTCTGGTGGTTTTACTGTTCCGCAAGCAGTAGCGCCATTGACAGCTATGTTGTCTATAACTATACCGAAGACCTTTGGCAATACGGCTCAATGGCCCGTACAGCTTGGTTAGATAGCGGTCTTCGCAACTACCCACTTGCGGCTACTTACAGCTATAACATTGTTGAACACGAAAACGGTGTAGATGACAACACCTCTGGCACACCAGTAGCTATTGAGGCATCAATTACCTCATCCCAGTACGACATTGGCGACGGGCATAATTTTGCATTTGTCTACCGTATGATTCCTGACTTGACATTCCGTGGTTCTACTTCTGGTACGACACCTACTATAACTATGTACCTACAAGGCTTAAACAATTCGGGCTCAGGTATTACACAGTCTGGTAGCGCTGGAGTTACGTACAACGGCGCTGTACCCGCAGTTATTAACGTTGATGAGTTTACGGGGCAGGTTTACATTCGTATTCGTGGTCGCCAGATGCAGATGAAGATCACATCCAATACTCTTGGTACGCAGTGGCAGCTTGGGGCACCGCGCATTGACATGCGTTCGGATGGTAGAAGGTAGATATGGCGCAGAAAAATGTAACAGCCCCTAAGCTACCCGCAGCAATAGGTAATGAGTACGACCCCGCGCTTATAAACCAACTTACAAACGTATTGCGGCTGTACTTTAATCAGCTAGATAATGCAGGGCCAATGGTAGCTAGTACGCAACGTAACGGCACAGATATTGTGGCGGGCTTGAGCTTTTTCCCCACGGGAACCTCAACTACACCAAGCCTACCAACACAAGCAGACTTAGCCTCACTGCGGGTAGGCGATATTTACTACGATACTTCGGCAAGTAATGTGCTGAAGGTAAAAACATGAAACCGATCAACTTAGGCTGGTTGAGCGAAACGGAGGATGCAGACCAAGGAGGGTCTGACTTTATTGATGCTACTACCGCTGCTGCGGAAGTTGCTGCTCCCGCTGCCGTAACTATTGCTCCCGTTGTTGAAGCTCCCAAACCAACTGATGCAATGTTGCGGGGCAAGGAAATGTCCCAGATTCAGTTTGATGGGATGGAACCTGTTTACGAACCGGATCGACGCGGCGAAAAAGGTGCTTTTCTTGGGTATAAATTTCCGTACAGTCAAGTCCAAGACCCGGGGATGACTGCTTCTTACTCTTCTCCTCAATGGAAAGATAATCCGCACGGGGCCGGACAAACTTTGATAGACCCCGGAGGAAAGTTTCTTGGGTATAGCTATTTACCCAGCAATGGAATAATTGAAGTAGCAAAACCAGATTCCATACTTGCATATGAAAAGCAATTTGGCACAACAATGGAGCCTATATATTCTTCCAGCCAAGAAAATGGCCCTCATGGAATTACACGAACAGTAGAATACGGCCCTCCTGTTGGGTATCGCTTTGACAACGGCAAAAGCCAGTACGTCAACTTTGATGCAAGCGGCACATACCAAAATACGCAGAATAGGCAACATGGGCTTCAAGGACTTGAACCGTTCTTAGCTATAGCGGCAGCAGTTTTTCTTCCCGTCATTGGTGAGTACATTGGTGAAGCGTTAATGTCGGCTGGCGTTGTTACATCTGCCGACGCAGCATTTTTCTCTGTTATCGCTGCTGATGGTACTGCCGCCGCAGCCAACGCCGCCGCTGCCGCCGCTACTGCAACCGCTACTACTATTGGTACTGCTGTAGCAAGCACCGCTGTGCAGGTAGCGCAAGGTGTTCCCCTTGACCAAGCCATAATTAATGGGGTTACTAGCACCGCTTTAAGTCTTAACAACACCGGGATAACAACGGCTTTAACCGATGCCTTGCCTGACTTATTGTCCCATCCAGATTTAACCAAAGCCATCGTAAATGCCGGGGCTAGCGTAGTAAAAACCGCTGCGGCTGGAGGTAACGCTGACCAAATAGCAAATTCATTGGTTGGTAGCCTTGCGAGTAGCGCAGCAACTGACGTGTTTAGCACTGCTATGCAGGATGTAGACCCTAAGACAGCCCAAGTTCTTGGCGCTACCGTAAGCGGCGCTGTTACTGGTGGTGAAAAAGGTGCAATCAGCAATGCTTTAAACACGATTGCTAATCAAGTGGGGAGAGACTTATTAAAGTCACCGACCAACGTTAATAAAGTATCTGAAGCCGATGGGCTTGATAATACTGGCGGCGATGCTGTAGCTTCAGTCGATGCCACAGGTGGAGCAGACAACACCATTGCAGCGTTATCTAATTCCCAAGTAAACGTACTTGGAAATGCAAACGATAACCAAATTACTTCTGACCAATCTGATGCTGATAAAACTGCTGCCGAAGTTGCACTTGATCAAAGCGCTGTACAAGCAGGGTTTCCTGACTATGCAAAGTACCAAGAGTTTGGGGGAGATGTTAATGAATTTAATGCCGCAAAAGCAGGGTTTCCTGACTATGCTACATACCAGAAGTTTGGGGGAGATTTAGCTAGTTACCAAGGATTTCCGGACTATGAGACTTACCAGCAATATGGTGGCGGTTTAAACGACTACATAAATGATAAAAATACGGCTACAAAAGCGGGATTTCCTGATTATGCAAAGTACATTGAGTATCGTGGCAATTTAGATGCGTACAAGGCAGGGTTTCCTGACTATGTTACATACCAGCAATACAACGGGGATAAAACTGCGTACCAAAACGACATTGCGTATAAAGATGATATTGTCCAACAGGGTATGGCAATGGGCCTTGCTGAAGAAGCAATTAGAAACAGCCTTAAAGAAAACAAAATTGGGGACGCCGAGGCGCGGGGTTTAACGCAAAAAATAACTGATTGGTTAAGGGTTAATCCCAATTCACAATTTCAAAACGCTAACTCTCCAGATGTAGAAGCTTTTAGAAGTTATTTAAAAGCGCAAGGTGTTTCTGATGCCAATATTGATTATGTTGTTGATGCAGCAAAGGGCGCGGGAACTGAACTAAATAAATTATCCCAAGCTAGCGAAAGAACTGCTGATTCTCAAGCAAAAGTATTTACCGATAAGTTAGTAACCGAAAACAAAGCGGCTTCAGATTCAGTAAAAAGACTTATTGATAGCGCAATCACTAGCAAGTTTATACCACCCGGTCAAAGGGGCTTTGTAGATACAAGCATAGTCGGTGACGTATACGACAGGCTCAAGTCGGCTATGAGTAGCAGCGAAGCTGCAAAAACAGTAGACCCCCTTGAGTTTTTAAAAAATGCAATTGGGGGTATGACCTCTGCGCAAATTGCTAATACTTTAAAAAGTAACGCAGCAGATGATTTTTTGGGTGTCATAACTTCGCCTTGGGCTATTTCAATTGCAAATGATGGATTTAAGAGAGAGCTATCAACTGCCCTTTTAACAGAACCTACAAATTCTGTATGGAATGAAGAGTTTAAAAAAGTAACTGGGTATGACTGGACAGAATCGGCGCAAGGAAAAGCTTGGAATGCGCTTTCAGCAGCCAATCCCGGCGATACTGTATACGGCGGATTTAATGTAGAAAAGAACTACCCTAATCTTATATATACCTATGTGCACGATAAATCTGGCGCTACATACACACAAATATACGATACCATTACTGGCAAATTATATTTTAGGGATTCAAATAACCCCCCTCCGGCAGGGGAAGACACTATTTACACTGAAGACCCAGAAACTAAACAAACTTTGGGTACTGCCGGGTTAAAACGCCCCATATACGACACTACCGGAAAATTTGTAGGGTTTGACCCAACCCCAGTAGAAACCCCAGTAACCGAAGCCCCAACTACGGCCCCAACAGTTGCTCCGGTAACTCCAACAATTAAACCTACAGTTGCTCCGGTAACTCCAACAGTTGCTCCGGTAACTCCAACAATTAAACCTACAGTTGCTCCGGTAACTCCAACAGTTCCTCCAGTAGTCCCCCCAATTTTTACCGTTGCCCCAACAGTTCCTCCGGTAACTCCAGCCCCTACGCTTGAACCTACGGTTGCTCCGGTAACTCCAGCCCCTACGCTTGCCCCAACAGTCGCTCCGGTAACTTCAGCCCCTACGCTTGCCCCAACAGTCGCTCCGGTAACTTCAGCCCCTACGCTTGCCCCAACAGTCGCTCCGGTAACTTCAGCC